TCATCTAGCTCTAACTGATGTTGTTAATGCTTTTTCAACACTCCATCCACTTTCTATTCGAGACTGTATTGTCTGCTGCCGAATATTAACTATTTTTGCCCATTCAGCAATAGTTAATGTTCTATTGTTATACGTAAGTTTTGCAAAATTCCTCGTTCCATCAATACCAATTTTATTAAGTAGTTTAATTCTATCTACAGAAACATTCTGATCCCTTATAAGTTTCCTTTGTGAATCAACCCATGAACTTAATTTTTTTGGTATGGGAAGACCTTTACTGACTATATCTCTACACTGTAAATATTTTCTTTCCCATAGATCACCTGAATTAGCTATATAATTAAATGCTAAATCTCCAAGATCCTTATACTGTTGAATTCTTAATTCTGACATAAGTCCAGAGGTATATAGTTTCCGCTGTGTTATTATCCATGTCTTTATTGGACTATCAATTATCGATGGCAACTCACCAGATAAATATATCTCTTTAAATTTATCAAATTGATCGTTGGTTTCATCATATTTTCTTATTTTTTTATCTGCAACATCTAATCTAAATCCAATTTCTCTTAATATCTCCTCTCTTTCTTTTTTTAATTTACCAGCCTTAAAGAATATTCTTTGATTCTGACACCAAAACTTAAGTTCCTTATCATCTGCCATTTTTGGTTCGCCTGAAATTTTATATCTTTCAAACATTATATCCCATGAGTCCTGAAATACATAACCTAATTTAAGTAACATTTGATATCTATCATCTAATAATTTTCCCTTTTTAAATTGATATTTCTGAAACATAAGCCAAGAGTATAATTTGTCACCCTCTTCAGGTAATTTATTATTCTCTTTAAGAAAGTCTACTGTATCTTGATATTGCCTATCCCATTTTTCATCAAATGTTTCATATGGTTCCATTATTTTACTAAATACAGATTTTCTAAGTTCATTTAAACTAATATTACTAGTACTACTAATAATAATTTTACTGTCTCCATTATCAGTATATGGAGCTTTCATATCCGACATATCAGTTGGTATTGAGTCAATCATAGACTCATCAGACTCTCTCAATTCCCTAAGACATCGTCTTATATCCGCCAACTTCTTTTCTGAATCTTTTTCTAGTGCACCATCTTCATTGACGATTAGTGGAATCATAATATATCCAAATTCTTTATCTTCATGTAGACGTACAACCCTTCCAAGAATCTGAGTTATATCCAACCAGCTATTTCTTGGGTCAGCTAAAACTGCTAGATCACAATTTGGTACATTAATTCCTTCAGATAATAATTTAGCGCAGGATACAACTACTTTATCTTCTGTTCTTAAAGTATTAATATTCATTGCTCTCTCAGTTTGAGACATATAACCATTAACATGATGTACTTTAAAACCATTAGGTAACAGATCATCCCAACCAATTATACGTTTAGCTAATTTTACAGTGTTATGAAATGTTATTATCTTCTTAATTTCCCATTTCTTAATAGCATCTTCCATTGCTATTAATAATACTGCATCTTTAACCTTAGCCATATATCTTTTCTTATACTCATCGCTATGTGACGTATTATTCATTTCAACTTCATTAGCAATTACTGTTTCTTTTAGATTATCAATAATTTCAGAATTAGTGACTAGACTAATAATAATTCGGTAATCACAAATGTATCCCATCTCAATAGCCTCTTTCATAGGTAAATGATACACTACTTTACCAAATAATCTAATATTATCCATACTAGCTACTCTATCACCATATTTTTCGTGATATCTTTTCTGAGTTGCAGTCATAAAAATGCGTTTATTCGCTTTTACATCAAATAATGATTTAGCCCATGATTTGTCTATAAATCCACTGATTTTATGTGCCTCATCATAAATAACTAAATGTGGAGTCATGGATTCAGTCACTATAGATATAACATCATATGATGCATATGTACATATTACAATTCCTCCATTAAGGAGATGATCCTTAATCACTTTAGGATCTCTTGATGGATTTAAATGACCGACATGTTCATTCTCTATTGAAGAGCATACTGGAAGAATCTCTTTCTTAAGAAAACCAACAGACATATAATCTTTTCTTAACTGTGTTATTAGATCGATAGTTGGAACGAAAACTACTGCATTATTAAAAATTTTAGCTATTGACGCTCCAAGAACTGACTTACCGGTGCCACATGCCATTATAATACTACATCTATCTGTATTACTTAATTCATCGATTGTTAAATTAAATGCATTTTGCTGATATGGTCTTAGTGCTATCATAATATCCCCCTTCTAATGATGACCAGATTTACGCCAATAATTTCCATCACCCAACGATGTACCATATGATGTTGGTCCAGAGTAACATGACTCTTGTTCAAAGACACTTATTCGTACATCATGTGTTGGAGTGCAACAAGTAAAGATATCTTTTAAATCTCTACCTTGCATCCTAACTAACTCTCGATTAACTCTTCCAAGATGTCTAGTAAAAGTTTTCTTTTCATCGGAATCTTTTGCTAATGTTTTGATATGTACTTCGAGTCTCTCACTGATAGTTCGTAATTTCTGAGTATTAGCGTATGATACACATTCAGGACAATATGGTTCTGTTCGATTTACAAATAACCATCCTTTTGTCATAGCTGCTTGCAATATTAAATGTGTGGTATTATCACAATCAGTACATTTCATATTAGTCTCCTTATTAGTTCCCCTACACAATTAAGTGTAGGGATCATAGATTAAATATCGAGCATTTCTCATACATAGTCAACGAAATGATTTCCAGTTAGTGCTTCTTCAGTAGTCCATCCACGACCAAGTCTTGCAGTTAAAGTGCTATAATTGATATTTTTCTCTCTTGCCCACTCAGCAATTGTTTGTGTTTTTCCTTCAAAAGTTAAATGTACATTACATGACATGTTATTCATTTGCTCAGTACGAGTAGACCACTTACAATTATTCTTACAGTAAATACCGTCTGAATTTTTTCTATCAAGTTCATGTTTATCAGTTGGTGGATCACCCATGTCTTTATAAAATTTTTCAAATGAATTCCAATTTGGATCGTAAGTAATACCTTTGTCTTTATAATATTTAGAACCAATTGTATTACGATTACATCGTTTTTTCATCCCTACCCAAATTTTAAATACTTTTGTATTAGACATACCATGTGTAGTCATTCTTTCTCTAGTTGCACATCCGCATGAAATAGTTGACTTTGATAAGAGACTTACTTTGTGAATAATTTTCTCAGTACCACAATCGCATTTACATTTATACACACGATTACGACCCACAAGTCCTCCATCAGAGAGGACTGTGAGTCTACCAAATCGACTTCCAATCATACTATCATTATTTTTCATAAATCATATAAACTCCTTTCTATATATCTAGTATCTCACGAGGGTATTCATTTACATTATCCTCCATAAAATCCCTACGAAGGGCTGGACCGTTTGTTCCGCCACCAAGTAATGCAGTAATCATTTCACCTGCATCATCAAAATCTTCTACTTTTAATTGATGGAGTGTTCTAGTTTCTGGATTAAGCGTTGTATCCCATAATTGTTCATCTGTCATCTCTCCTAATCCTTTAAGATAACCGATGTTGATTCCGTTTTTTGCAAACTTGTTTACTAATTCTCCAAGTTCATAGAGTGTTGAAACAGATTCACTTTTATCATTGAACTTGATTTTGAATGGAGGCTCACATTCTCCAATCAGTTTAGCTGCATTAAGGAACGCAGCTTGTGTAGACTGGAAGAGATGAACTTCTTTGTCCGTAACCACTGCTGATACAAATCCGAGTCCAGTATCACCAAGAACAGTAGTGCCTCTGATTTCAGCACTACCCAATCCTCCTGCAATTGCTTTTCTAAGTTCTTTTGCACTCTCAACCTCACTACTCTCAACAATACTTGCTACAAATTCAATAGGTGAACCCATAGCTGAAGAAAGTATGTTTAATTTTTTACTATAGATTTCAATAGACTTGAGAAGTTTGGTGAGGTTAAAATTATTGAATTCACCATTTGCAATTATATCGCCCTTAGACATGAATCTTTTTGCGATATATGCATTAAGTTTTGCACCATCACGGATATAAGATACTTTATCTTTACCTTCTACAATACGGAATAGAGGTGGTGCTGCAAGATACACATGACCATTTTCAATTAGTGGTTTCATATTTCTAAATATAGTTCCCATTAAAAGTATAGCTATGTGAAGTCCATCAACATCAGCGTCACTTTCTATAATTATTTTATGATATTTCAATTTTTCAATATCGAAATCAATACCAATACCAGTACCAATTACATTAATAAGATCAGATATTTCTTTATTTGCATACATGACATCCACACGAACACCTTCAGTATTGAGAGGTTTACCTTTAAGTGCATAAATCGCTTGAGTATTTTTATCTCTACCATTTTTTGCTGAACCTCCAGCACTCTCTCCTTCAACCACATGGAGTTCGCAGATTTTCGGATCTTTACTGATACAATCCGTTAATTTTGATATCGAATTAAGAGAGAACACTCCATCTTTTTGTTTGGCTCTAACTTGTTCTTTAGCCTTTCTAGCTGCAGTCCTTGCAGTAGCAGCGTCAGAAATTTTCTTTGCCAAAATCTTTGCTTTTGCTGGATTTTGACTAAGCCATAATTGCAGACCATCACTGACGATTCTCTGTGTGATTGTTTGTGCATCTTTATTCCCCAGTTGGCTCTTATGTTGGCCAGCATATTCGGGATTGGGATGTTTGACACTTATAATACATACTAATCCTTCTCTAGTATCTTCACCAGTAACAGCTGCTGCCTTTGGAAACAGATTAGTACACTGTTCAGTCATTAATTTAGATAGAGCGAATCTAAATCCTGATACTGGTGTACCACCTTCACTCATCTTTATTGTATTACAAAAGAGTCGTGAGGTCTCATCGTAACTATTATTCCAAGTCATAGCTACTTCTACAGATACACCTTTATCTTCACCTGTAAAACGAATGATATCACCAATAATATTCTCTGGTGAAAGATGTTTTACATAATCTTTAAGACCATCTTTCGAACAATAAGTCTTAGACTTATTTGTAGCCTCATCTTCAATGGTGATCTGAAGACCAGTATTCAGATATGATCTTTCCTGATACATATGACATATATCTTTAAAATCATATGCACCCATATCCTCACCAAGTACCTCTGAATCAGGTTTGAAAGTAACTATAGTGCCGTGCTCTTTAGATTTACCTTGTTTAATAACTTCAGTTTTAGGTAATCCCTTTTTAAATGTCTGAGTCCAATAATAACCATCTCTATGAACTTCGACATGCAAACGAGCAGAAATTGCATTGACCACAGCGGCACCAACACCGTTGAGGCCAGAAGAAATTTTATAGCTGTCATCGTTTTCATCAAATTTTCCTCCTGCATGAAGCTCTGTAAATACCATCGTCAGAGCATCATTACCTGTTTCCTTATTAATACCGACAGGTATACCCCTTCCATCGTCAGCTACAGATATTGAACCATCTTCGTTCAATGTTATTACTACTTGAGAAGCGTATCCATTTAGTGCTTCATCAATAGAATTATCTGTAACTTCCTTAAGAAGATGAACCAATCCCAGATGCCCTATATGCCCTATATACATTGTAGGACGCTTTCTAACGTTGTCAGGGTAATCAAGTTTTTGGATTGAATCCGCCCCGTAAGTAGCTTTTACTTTAGCCATTATAGCTCCTTTTACTTCATATATTTATCGTTTGTTCTTTATTCTTTAAAACTTAAAAGTCTATCCGTAATAATATATTGGCTCGTCTGACATCTGGATATGTTCTGTATTAGTGCTTCTTATTTCTTTTGAATATAATTTACTATCAATACCTTCAAGAAACTCATTATTATCTATGATATCTTTAATCACATTCATAATTGCATTAATAACTACTATTTTATCACTTCCCTGATATGTATAAAAATATAGTGTTGAATTATCATTGCTAACTTCATATTCAAATAATACTTTGAATTTATCTTTAGTGTACGTTCTCTTCCAAAACCATATACCTTTTTGAATTTTATCTGTCTCTACGGGATTACAGTTATACACTTGATATCTATTCGTTCTACTACTACTAATTTCACATTCAGGATATAATCTTTGTATTGCCTGTTTTATTATATCCTTTAGTGCATATACGCTTAGCGTAGGCTGTCTCTGTTCTGTAATAAGTGTCATATTTTAATACTCCTTTCTTCTCCTGTAGATAGGTCAATAAGTTCTACTTTTCGTTCAGACAATCCATTATTAAAGGACACAATATCTACTTTATCCACAAAATCAATAGCCTTGATTCTTGCCATTCCGTCATTCTTTACTTCAAATTCGATTGTGTACGTTAGTCTACACTTCATAATATTCTCCTTTAGTCTGATGGATCCCATGAGTTCATAGGCGTATTTTTATGTAATTTAATTATATGACATTTATACTTATCAACTTCCTTACTACCATATCGTGGTGCTACTTTACAATCAATCGATCCTTTGTAAATAGTCCTACCGTTAACTTCGTGAGTTTCAGAATAAATCCTTCCCATAATTGCTACTTTACAAAGGACATAGTCACCTTCAGTTTTATTTGTTGGAATAACATGACAATCCCTATACCACTTTCTATTGCGAAGCATAGGGTTATACTTCTTTTTATTCCACTCCCTTGTGAATGCAACTACTATACCAATAGGTATCTGATGTAACTTTCTTCTCTCCCAACATCCCATAAGAGTCTCCTTTAATTTATTTAGTAATCTAAAGTATAATATGTGTATGAAAAAAGAAGGGGATTTCACCCTTCTTTTTTACTTATGAGAGTACTACTTTTACTACAGTTATGTAATAACTTATTTTCACGAAATCTTCCTCTTAAATATGATTACTTTAGAAGTAATACCTTTAGTAAATGGGTTATCGCATCTCACATACCATATTGCACCATTTGAATCTCTCACTATAAAATCATTACTATGAGAAGGTACAAATACAATATCTGAATTAGGAAATGCATCATTCACACCTTCTGCTTTATATGTTGTTGAACATCCAAGCATTCCTAATATTAATAGCAAAAGTATAATTACAGTTTTCATTTTAATCCTTCCAATAGTATGGTGGTGGAACTTCTCTAAAATCACTAAATGTCTGAAATGAATTACTTTGAGTAATCAAAAATCCCTCTGGCACTTTAGCTCCTAATCTCATCTCATTACAATATAAACCAGTTAGTTCATCCTTACCATTAACTGTCTTACCTACAACCATCCACATTCTTCCATCTTGAATGATTATATCGCCAAATCCTCTTTCTTTAATAATTTTAGCATTAGCATCTTTCCATCTCTGAAAATCTTTATTCTGCTTTTCCTGTCTCTTATCACTATGAACAAAACCAAGTATAAGTATTACTATAAATAATAATATTAATGATAACATCATTGGCTTGAATAGATCTAACTTATGCATTTTTACTCCTGTACAATAGATGGATGAAGTAACATACCACTTTTTGAAACGTCGCTATACTCTACAATGATCTTTAATTCAACTTTCTTCCAGATAATATCTTCTTTATTATACTTTTTACCATCCGGAAATGAAGGTATAAGACTATATATACTCTTTCGAGTATCATCATTTAGCCCACCTGTACCCACTTTACCTACATAACTACCAAATTCATCAGTAATAGCAAAGGATGCAAGATAATTAGATTCGACTCTAAATCCAACTATATTACAAGTCTTCTTTGTCCTCACCCTCACTTTGATCCATCTCTCGTCCCGAGTGCCATTGGAGTATATAGACTCCCTCTGCTTTCCCACAATACCTTCCATACCCTGCTTCTTGGCTCGTTCGAATAACTCGTTCGAATCCAAGTGGCTCTTTGGGGTGAAAGCCATCTCGTTGCTTAGGATATTCAGTCTCTCTTTTAGGGGGAATTTTCTTATGTCTTTCCCCTTGAATATCAATATATCGAAGGGTATGAACGTAGCCGGCCTTGTCTCTGCCCATATCTTCGCCTTATTTCCTTTCACCCCTATTCTATTTTGAATAAGGGAAAATTGGTCTTTCATATTCTCATCTAGTACAATTAACTCTGAATCAACAAGAGAGTTTTTTGGTAAGTACATTCCATTAACTTCAGGAAATGATTCAGTAAGTCCACTAACCCCTCTACCAAAAATCTCTCTTTTGTTATCTAATGATGATACTCCACCTCTAACCCCATTGTATTTATAAAACCAAAGATATCTATCATCTATGAATGGTTCTCTCTTTAGTAATAATAACATCGGATCATAGATAAAACTACTCACCATATTCTACCTTCAGATAGTTCTTACCAAATTCTGCACGAATTTCATTAAGCATTTCAGGTATACTTTCTTCAGGAACGTCTCCACTAATATCTCTAACCATTGTAGTAAGATCAGTTCCAGCTCCATGTTCTTCAAATAAATATTTATCTGCAATAGGTCTAAATTTTTTATCAACACCAATAATTCCAAGATTCTGATCCAACTGAAAGTAGATATAAATATTTTTATTAGCCATTAGATTATCCCTTTGTCTGTGCAAGTTTTACATGCACAGACACCTTTACCGCTATTAGGTGTAACGTACATAGGTTGGATAGATTCACATCGATCACACCATGCATCAACACCAGTTATACGATTGATTTTTATTTTACTATTTACATATTTACTGCATCCCGTTGCATGATTACCTTTTACTGTACTACCACATTCATCACACATTTTATACATTCTCAAGTACCTCCAATGAGTTACCTTTTGATCTTCAGGCATTCCACCAGATTTAGATAACTCTTTACCAAATCCCTTGATATGAGTAAAGCTTATTTCACTACAGTAGAACCACCCATTCGAATGGTAATATCCAACATAGTCTAAACCATTAATTTTAAACAAAACTACATCTGATACTAGGTTATCTATTTTAGTTACTTCAGGCAACCCACTTTTTACTGATTGAAATTCCATTACTTTTCTCCTTTCATTTTTGCTATATAATTTTTATAGCTTTGAACATAAACATATATAATTCCTAGATTTGTCATATATGCTACACTAATAACTACATAACTTTTATTCTCATCAAAACTAACTACTTCTCCTGATCGTGGAATAATAACGTGCATTCCTTTTGATATATCATGAGTTAACAGTGTTATATTTTCATCTTCATAATCTAAATCCAACATCCTCGTAACTTTGTTGAGTTCATCGATATCAACATCCACATAATTGATCTCTGTATAATTCTGATAAAGTTTCATTTTTATCCTCCCGATATTTAATTAATTACTCAATTATAATATGTATATAAAAAAAGAATGGGAGTTACCCCATTCTCTTTTTTTTTTTATATGATTAATCCACACTCCCCATCAAAGCAGCTAAGAGGTCATTAGGGTCACTCTTCTTAGCACTAGCTTTAGGTGCTTTAAGAGCTTTACCTGCAACTCTAGCTTGGATTCCTTCTAACAGAAGTTCTTCATACTCATCAGTGAAGTCTTCTGCAGAGAACTCTTTATAAGTCTTAGATGCTATGATTTTCTTCATAACACCCATCATCTGTGATTCAACTTCAGTAGTTATATCTTCAAAGAATGGAGTTGAATCTTTGATAAGACCAATACGATTAAGAGTCCATAGAACGATACCGCCTTCTTGTGGTACGAGAGCAACTACTTGCTCTTTTCTTGTCATTACATACTTCCCAAAACCAAACATTTCAGTTTCTTCAAGTGCAGCAAGAAGGAGTTCATAAGCAGTCTTTCCTTCTGGTTCAGGTACTACAAAATATGGAACACCTAAAATCATACCATCAAGAAGTTCAAGACTAAAGAACTTTGTTATATTGATAGACTTATCAACATCTGGACAGATTGAGTCGAGGAATTCCTCTTCAATGAGAGTCCACTTCTCAGGACTCCCTTCAAATCCCTTTAGAGATTTGCTACGGTCAACAGTACCGTGAGTAGGACATTTGTACTCTTGTTTCAATTTATCATGGCAGTCAGGACAGATCATATTAAGAGCGACCTTTTCTGACTCCTTTGACGTTACAGCACGGTATCCTTTCACCGGAATGGTTAACATTCCTAGTGAAATGAATCCACTGAAAGAACTGCGACCTAATGATTTTTTCTTTTTAGCAGGTTTAGCCATGTACTTCCTCCTCTGTTATAATTTCGTTCCATATAATAGCTATGGATTCAAAGACATGTCCTGTATTTCCTTTTAATGCTTCTTGTAGAGGATCTTCAAATGGACCATGAAGTGTATCAAATTGTATCTCTTCTTCACGATACTTATCTTCAACAAGTTTTTTTAGTGCATCATATTGCTTTGTATTTAGTGCAGTCATATTAATCTCCATAAATTATATGAGGATGACCATCTTCAAAAGCTCTTAAAGCTAAGTCTACACTAGAACTTTTGATATTGACTGCTTCTGAAGGTTTCATGATATCCCAGTGGATTGGACCTTCAGCGTTGTAATACATGTTTTCAATCTCAGTATCAAAATTATCTGCTTCAATGATATGGACATGTCCTTCATATCTTACACAGTCGCAATCCATACCACCCTCTACAATTGCAATCTTTCCTTCCTCACTACACTCTATAACTCTCTTCTTATTGTACAGCATGTCTTGGATTTCGTCATGTAGTCTTTCAATTTTTGGTGCGTGTAATTTATTCAAAAACTTAAGGTACTTTGTTTCAGATACAGATTTCTTTAAAACTTTTTTCATGTCTGTGTAACTAGCCATCGTATCCTCCAAATAATTGAGCTGTAGTTCCAGCTTTTTCTCTTAGTGCATTTAGTGAAATATCAAAACGAGTGACATCTAATCCTTTTCTACGAAGATAACCCATATTGTCTTCACTATCGTCATACCGTTCAATGTATACGACTCTGATAATTTTTGTTTCTTCAGCAATTAAATCTGTACATCTTCTGCATGGTGAATGAGTGACATACAAAGTAGCGTCATTTGTGGGAAGACCGTAGTCTCTACAGAATTTAATTGCATTAGCCTCTGCATGAATCTCATTCGCTAAAGACCAATTATGGTGATCAGGATATAGTAATTCTCCCGACTCCATTAGATCTTTACAATGAGGTTTACCTTTAGCCGTACCATTTCTACCTGTAGAAAGGATACGATCATTTCTTACAAGAACACTTCCAACTTGGTGTCTTGCACATGTGGACAATTCAGATACAATCATTGCAATTCTTAGATTGATCTGGTCTTTTAATATCTGTCTTTCATTCATATCGGTCGCCTAATTTGAGACATTTGATTTTGAATATTTGTCTGCAACTGCATTATCTGTGAATTAAAAATCATGTCCATTGACCTGATCATTGCTCCACTCATTCCCATACTAATAACTTCTTTTACAGCAATCATTACTTCTTCTGGATGTTCATCAACATACTCTTTAACTACCTTATTAACTGTAGGCTGAACACATTCTTTAAGAATTTCTTCTAAAAGAGTTGGTCCGTCTATTGTTTTGTAATAGTCTCTTGGATCTTTAATTCTACTCCTTGTAAAGAATACATCCTGCATTCCTTTATCAACTAGCTTCTTGATATCTTCATCAGATAATAAATCTCCAATACTATCCTTAATCCTATCTTTCATCTTCTGTTCAAATGTCTTACTCTCTGCTGGTAAATTTTCACTCATAACTTTCTCCCTTTCTTTTCAATTATACTTCTTAGACTGATTGGTGCATACAAATGTTCCATAAATATTAGATGATGTTTTAAAGTTCCACCTCCTGTGTGCCTAGCATTAATATTATTATGGAGATGACCATGGATATTTAAATCATAATCTCCATCTATTGCTGGACGATGAGTCATAAGAACTCTCTTACCAAATATATTAAGTAATATTTCGTCACCTACAAAATCCCATCCATGCTCAAGATACCATGATGAACTTTTCTTATCATGGTTTCCTCTTACTAACCACATTTTACCTTTACATGATTCTCTTAATCGAAGATTCCAATACTCATCCTTATAAAATGCTACATCTCCAAAGTGTATTAATACGTCATTAGGCATGACTGTTTTAGTTATTTTGCTGAGTGTAGTCTCTTCGAATCCAATAGGTCGTCCTCCATATTCTTCTGTATGAAGGAGATTGTGTCCTAAATGAGTATCTGCAACACCCCAATAATTCATGCATAACCTCCTTATAGAATTAATAACAACTTATTAATAATATCTATTTAAAATAAGAGAAGATATAAGGAGTTATTATGTTTCAGTGGGTATATAAGTTATTCAACAAAGAAGTAAATAAAATCAAAGAGGAACTTGATGAGGCCGATAGAGAACTAATTCGAGTTGTAGATGATGTTGTAGAGACTCTTATTAAACTAAACATTGTCAAAGAAGAAGATCTACCTGAGAATGCTGTTAAAAAACTCAATAGTCGAAGGGATCTTAGAAAAAAATTAATGAGCGAGCTTAATAAAAAGTAGGAGGCTCTAATGAGTCATTTTAAAAATACATGTCCTAAATGTGGGAATACATCACAGTGTCGTTGTATGAAATGTGATAAAGTTCAAACTGAAGACCTATGTCTTAGCTGTGAGCAAGATGCAATAGTGACTGAAGGTATATTGAATCGAACCTGGATTAGTGTAAAAGAATATTTTGATATGGAGTATTCCTTAGAACGTACAAAGACCATGATCGATGATTACTTAGCTGATGGAAGAATTGATGAATTAAAAAACTTTCTTGTAGTATTGAGACTTAATGCAGATAAAGATAATCATAAAGGTTTCTTTAAAAAATTAGGACAAATGTTGTTATTTAGCTCACACTATAGACTGAATTATCTTCAATATAAAAGAGAAATATTACCTCTTATATTTTGGGCTGCAAATGAAATATCTAAAGCTGAAGGAAGAAAATTTGACTTTGAATTCTATTATGCTAGTACTACAGGGCAGCTCAACTCTAGAATGAATGATGTTGAACAGTATAATAAGTTCTATGATATGAATCGTGGAGTCAATCCTAACCTTCAAACATTACAAGTACTCAACTCTATGAATCCAAAAGATAGTGTGGGTTCAGTTGCTAAATTTTCTAATTTACATGCTGTTAGTAATCAGTACTATAATAATCCCGGATTAGCCGCAACTCTTCCATCTAATTTCAAATAAAAAATAAGCGCATACACCTTTTGGGTGTATGCGCTTATTATTCTAATGTGTTACATCAATGTTTTTATATAACTTTAATAATTCCATTAAATTAGTAACAGTAGCACCTGCAACTGAATTATTAATATGATAAACATAATAAGTATCAGCTGCGTCTTTATATTCAAATTCAGTAGGGAGTTTACTCTTCCAATTCTCAATTTGAGATAAACCACAATCTAATGATATAAGTGCTACAGTATAATCTTTACTACGATCAGATATTGAATATACACCATCGATACAGTTAAGTATCCATTTTAAAGTTATCAAGTTATTTTCTAATTCAATAGCATCAAACTCTTGAACTATCTCTTGGAAGGTGGGGCTATCATCAGCATCACTACCGAGAAGATCATCAGTAAAACTAATTAAGTTAGCTAATAATTCTTTATACCTATTATTCACTAGTTTCATTCAATACTCCTCTCAATTTATGCATGTTAACCTCAATCATATGTGAATTAGGCATATCATCTATAACAGTATTACATAGACTACACTCATCAATATTAATTGGATGAATATACGATACACTATGCATATCATGACAGTTACAATCCCAATATCCATTATGAAAACGAGTAGGATGAGTTTCATTTTTACCTACGTTTAGTACTGTTTCTAAATCAAATGAATATTGAGTTATGAATCTAACAGCACTTATAGCATCAGGTACTTCCTGATCATTGAAGTATTCGACAAACTGCTTACTGAGCTTTTCAAGCTCTGTGAGTTTATCAAACTCACCCCAACCTGGAACTAATCTATCCCATTCTGAATTAATGGCTTTAGAATTAACCATACTACTCTCTATATCATAGGTGTATCCTACCATATATTTAATAATATCATCTACTTGACGATATCCATCTTTTACTTCAGGACATCTATAACGTGACTTACCTGCAACAGCACTCACACGCCACACGAGACCAGATAGATTTGCACCCATAAGAGCACTTCCACCACAATCCTGACCATATCCTTTCCGCATTTCAGAACTTGCCCAGAAGTATCCATGTTCTCCCATATGGGAACCGTTACTAAGAGTAGTACGCACCTCACCGATAGCAATTCCTACTCCTACAAAATTACCACCATAATTAGCTACTCTTATTTGGAATACCTTACCTGGAATTTCATGGAATGTGGTACTACCGGTATATGCTTCTTGTTCATTGTGATAATGAGATGTAACTTTAAGACCATACTTATCAATAAGTATAAGCATTTCTGTTCTAGCTATATCATGTGCCTGCATTAAATATCTCCTTTTTCATATTAGTTATTCTTTCATAAAGTACTCCTAATTTGAAATTAGGGTCTTTATCAGAGTCTATAAGACTCAATAAACCATCAAGCTCTTTATGTTTTATATTACCGCTAAATTCTTCAGGATTTTTAACTAATAGTGGTGTAGGAATTTGTAGCAAAGGAGATGCAGCGGTCTTTTCATCTTTAATAGGTAATATACCTACTGAATTAGCGACAGCTATGTCTACTAACTCATAGAAGAAAGTTGATTTACCTCTGAATGGTATATGGTTTAGATCTCTCCATATCCTCCAATACTTGCACTCTGTAGTAGTTTCCTGTCCAAATTTACTGTAATTAACAAAATGTCCTTTATTTTTCTTAACTGCAATAATAGTTCCTGTATTGAATATCTCATTAAAGGAATCTGTTGGACATTTAACTAACACAACATACTGCTCTCCCAATGGACCAATTATCTTCAATGGTATCTTTCCACCATTAAATGTAATCTCTGGCTCTTTCATAGATGTGAGATGCCAATGTCCACAATATCCGCACTTATAAGTACGAAGTACTCTATCGGGAAATGTTGCCGCTTTAGCTAAAGCTAGTTCATTACTAGGATACTGAGATTTCTTTTTACATGAAAAATACTCTTCCTTTGATTCTTCATCAAAAGGCATCATAGGAAGAAGTTCAATATCATCTTCACTACAAGGATTAACTGTTTCCTTTATATTTTCATCTATTGTAACTGGATTATAGTCTTCTTCTATAGTAGTGAATATTTTTTCTATCGGAGGACTACTTATTGCCTTCTTTTTACTTATACTATGATTATCAGTGGATGTAGTTTTCTTTTCTTTTGGTTTAGGCTTATCTCGAATCACTTTAATCTTAGGTATCTTTTCTTCAATAGCTTCTTCTTCTGGTTTTTGAAGAATAGTCTTTGATATGTGATTGTCACTAATCTCAAATTTATAATCATTCATATCAAGTATAGGATCATTATCTGACAATACTATTTCATCAACTTTTACCTCTGCATTGTGAATTGAGATAAATCCTTTAAATTTCTTTCTCTTAAATGTAGTTGAGTGAAGATAGCTATCAAATTTAGCAACATCACATACATTTGAATTAAGTATCACTTGACTTACAATAATATCAAATAGACAATTATTTAAATGCAACTTAGACTTAGAGAATTTAACTCCAAAGGTTTCTCTGGCGATATTCTCGTCACACGTAGCTACATACTTAAGTCTCCTAAGATTCAGTTCTTTATCATCAAACAACAGTATAACTGGAAGATACGAATGTAAACTTGACATCTTATTATAAATAACCATTATATAAGATAGTGCATGACATCCAGTTATATCCGTTCCATCGGTATATACCTTTTCTTCAGGAAAGTAATTAAATGCATTATCATATTGATGAATGAATTGTCTACTAAAATCAACTCCGGCTTCACCAAGATAATTGACAATACATCCATGTTCGTAATCTAGAGTTGTATCAGGTATAATCCGTCTATTAAGGTGCCTGTTACCATCTTTAGTCACTGCCTCTTTCGCTTCAGTCAAGTCAAACTTAGAGATATACTCTAATAGGACTGGCATGTCATATGAATTTGGTTTTAAACTTACATCTAACTCAAGCAAAGATTCCAAACTAACGTCATCTAAATCACTCAGCTTATCGAAAATCTCCTGAGTGTCTATAACTGATATATTTGGGAACCATACTGGTAGATGTGAATACTGTTTAATAATTCGTAGATACATCTTAGATTCCTTTCAATGCCCCATACTCGAAAGTATGGGGCATTATATTTTTAAAAACAACGTTGGATTTCATCCGTAAATACAACTAACATCTCAGTATGACCGAAAGATTTTTTAAATTTAACAGCTATATTTTCAGTACCATCTGATAATGGAATCGTTGACATAACTTCACCTTTAAAATTATGACATTTCATTAAACCAAGCATTTCATCTGTAAATCTAACCTTATCACCAGTTCTAAAACTAGCTGATTTCTGTGCAGTTGTCATCTTTGAAAAATCCTTTCTCCTTGAATTCTATGAAGGGTGTAAAAGTTCCAGTCAATCCTGGATCGCCCGCTGATGCTGATGCAAGACCCATTTTTCCTATATACGATGGATGAACACCGCGGTATTTAGGGGAAATATCATTCTTAGAACCATCAGCCAATGACTGTGGACCACGGAATGAATATTTAAGAGCGCAACCAAACAAGTCTAAGTCGTTCACAAGGTTACTATATCTAAGAAGTTTATTACCTTGTAATTTCTTTATTACAAATCCAGGTTTTATATTCTTAAATATAGATTTCATATGTTTGAGAGTTACCGTTTTGTTATTCAATAGACGATAAGTGTTTTCAGAGAATCTCATAAGAATGGGGTGAATAAGATACTCATTCATTCTCATTCTCTTATTACATAGATCCATACTGTCTGACTTAGATAAAGTATCATAGTTCATTTGCATAAAACGCATAATTGCAAATACATCAGCTTTATCTTCATCTGGAATGTCAATAAGATTCTTACGAGTACAGTCGTCTAATACACGTTCTAAGGATATCATAACTCTTTGTGCTTTATCAAATTGAGAGTTAGTATTCTTAGTAAAGTATCTACCAAGCTTCTTCAACCAGAACTCAGTTGATTCAACTTGTTCCCTTATAAGTCCTTTGTTAGTACTAATAATTTCATAAAGTGATACTATAAAAGATGCACTAAATGAATTGTCAGGTATATCATTCAGACATACGATCCTAACATTCTTACCTGCTTTAAATGTGGTGTATCTCGATTCATCTACATCTACATCGCCATCATCTGGAAGGAGTACATCCACATAAGCATCCATTTTGAAGTATTCTATTGTTTTACTTAATCCAAACTTACTTAGATAATAGTGAAGAACATTCCTTCTGTTCTTAAAGATATCTAATGTCATGAGTCTTCCAGATATTTCTTCTCCAGTTACTGATTCTATTGATATAATCTTGTCAGTACGAAATACTATAGGCATCAATAGTGTCTTTAGAGAGAATGTCTTACTTGTTACATATGTTGCTTTATCTATTACCTGCCAAATAGAGAAGTATTTACTACCATCAATAAGATAGTAAAAGTTATCAACTAGAGCAGGGAATAGCAACTTTAACTCTACATCTTCTGTCTCATCAAGCTTAGTTAGTTTGAATTTCATTTTGATTAATTGATGACGACTTTCTTCAATCTTATACCTAAAATTGAACTCGTTCGCAATTTCTGTCTCATCAGTTATCAATTCACAGCCAGTAAACTTAATACCTTCGATTACTTCCAATGCTTTGCTAACATCCTCTAAATATGATAGGATGTTATCCTTCTTACGATAATTCATAATAAAATCATGGTTGAACTGCTCAGGGTTCTGACTTTGGTAGTGGTTATACATCTCCTTTAAAACCGTCACATGAAACCTCCTTATATCGTAATATAAATTTTTGTTGTCAAATCTTTTCTTTTTAAAGTTTCTCTCCTTTTAGTAAGATATGATACAAGGTAATAATATTCACTTATTTTAACTTTTAAACTGAACTATCAGTACTTTTTCATAACATACCGTTGTAGCCGATATATTTCGGCATAACTATTAAAGAGAGAGAAAGGGGAAACAAACCATGGCAATCGCTAAAAAACCAGCAGCAAAGGCAGCACCTGTAAAGGAAGTTAAAAAAGCAGCTCCAGCTAAGACTAAGAATGAGTCTTCTAGTACTGGTGATCTTGAGAACAAAGTGTATGAAGCTCTTGAACTTCCTACCAAAAAAGAAGCTAAGCTTGTAGTTAAAGCAGTTGTAACTGCTATCTGTGAGTTGGTTAAAGAAACTGGCCGTCTTCAGATTGCTGACTTTGGTATCCTTGGCGTTAAAACCATTGGTGCTCGTACTGGTCGTAATCCTAAGACTGGTGAAGCTATGAAATTGAAAGCTACTAAGACTGTATCTTTCAAGACTTCTAAAGCCTTCAAAGATTACGTACGTTCGTAATAATAAAAATTGTTGAGTAAGCCCATTGGGTTTACTCAACAATATTATTAGGAGGAATAGATATGCTTGATACAACAATTTATAAACCCATGTTTTTAACGGAAGCTCCTGTAAAGGGAGCACAGAAACTTGTACTACATGTAACACCTGCAAATGATGATGAAGAAGACGATAAACCAGATGATAAAAAGGATGATGCCAAAGCGTCAGTTGATACCAAAGATGATGATACAGCAGATAATAAAACTGCAAATAAAGCAGATGATAATAGCGAAGATGGATCTGATGAAGGTGACGATACTGATAGTGAAGATGACTCAATGGATGATGATTCTGAGTTAGATGATGACTCAATGGATGATGACAGTGGAGATAGTACTAGTGATGAAGAAATTCCAGATGAGGAATTCACATCACCAGACAGTCAAGAGAGTGAAAAAAAGTATCTCCTATTTAACTCATTTAAAGAGTTATCAGATCAGGTTAAAAATATATCTGAACTAATAGTTTACACTATACCCAATGTTAATATACCTGAAATAAAAGATTCTTTAGAGGCTATAAATTCTGAAGTAAATGATATTTTAGACAAAATCAATTTGGTGGTAGCAGGTGACTTTGATAAAAAAGACTATAGAAACCTATTAGTTACATATACATATTTGAGCGGTTCCATGAATCAGATCAACAAATTTATTTCAACACTTTTATCTAGTTCTAAACTAAAATCTGAAAAACCAGCAGATAATAGTGAGAATTAGATTTTATTATGAAACAAAATTATTAGAATTCTACGGGCAGGTATTTGTGAAGATGTACCTTATATATACATTGGGTTTGGGCGAACCCTATGTATCCTTTTTAAGTCATTGGATTTGTCAAGGCTATATAAGGGTTCTATCACGTACCACATTTTAGAATGGAGATAAAATATGTCTATTAGTTACCGTGTACAACATACCTCGAAACAGAAAGATGGGTTTTCGCAGGTAATGAATGAGGCCGCAGAAGTTTTTGCTGGTGAGCGTATTAATATGCTTGGTGGCGGAATTGCTGAGATTCTTGCAGAAGACGTTCTCTTCAATACTTATAAGGACGAACTCCTTAAAGGTATGGATGCTGACTCTTCTCTAGTTCTTGAGCAGTTGATTGATAACACTCGTACTCACTGTCTTTCTGAAAGTGCATTGTCTGGTATCCAGCCTATTACGGCTCTTACTATGCCTACACTTCGTAAGTCGTGGCCACGTATTGGTGTAACTGAAGCTATTCCTACTGAAGCTGTTAAGCTTCCTAAGTTCAGCATCAGCTACTTGACTCCTTACCTCATGGACTCTAAAGGCGTTAAACAGCCACTTCCACAGGCTCTTCGTGATCCTGCTTTGGTTGGTGGTCTTGTTAACCGTAAAGAGTTGAAAGGTACGATCGTTGCTGTTCCTGCAACTGCTCCTGTAGTTCCTGCAGAGCAGGACGGATTCAAAGGCTTTAACGTTGCTAAAGCCGATGTTCTTATTGGCGATTTCGCTATTAAGAATGAATCCCTTGACCGTGACTTCTATATCACTCATGTTAAACTTGCTGGTGTAACTTATACTCCTGCTCAGTTAGCTGAAGGTGGTACAAAGGTTTCCTTGAGAATGGAAACTACTAACGCACAGATTTATGGCGAAGTTAAAGACGGAAGCGTTACTGATGTTCTTTTTGGTAAAGTTGACGTTACTAGCGGTCTTGTAACTCTTGCTTGTGTTGGTGGAAAGATTGAAGAAGTAACTTACCTCGGATACATTTCTTCTGAAATGAATACCCGTACTGAGCAAGTTGGATTTGATATCAACCTCAAGAACATCGATATTCCTACTGGCGCACATATCACTGCTCCACTCCCAATCGAGTGGCTTCAGGATACTATGGCTATGTATCAGATCGATGGCGCTATGAAGGTTATTGATATTATGTCTGATACGCTTGCACAGAAAATTGATATGGAAGGTATTGCTTTCCTTCAATCTTCTTACGTAGAGAGCACAAATGCTGGTGTTAATTACAGCTATGAGTTCGATGTTAAGCCACCTGCTGGTTTTGCTGGTTCTCCTAAAGAATGGCGTGACGAGTTCAGAACTACTCTGGACTTTGCTGCTATTACTATGAAGAACGATACCTCCATGAATCAGGGTAAATTCTCTATTCTTGGTAATGATATCGACACACAGATCATCCCTAACGTTGAGTGGATCTTCAATAACAACGTTGATGAGCGTGGTGGCGTTGATGTTAACTACAGCATTGGTGCATACAGCGGTTCTAACCGTTACACAATGGTTTCTACCCCTAACGTTCCTGCTAACGCAATGTACTTGATGTACATTCCTACTAATCAGGATCAGATGACCTTTAAATACTACCCATATGCATTCGCTGTAGAGCGTGCAAATGGTTATGTTGACCCTAAGAACCCTAACGTTCCTTCCGTCATCATGACACGTAGGCAGGTATTTGAGAAGTTCACTAACCTCATCGCTAAGATTGAGATTAAGAACAACAGCAAGCCTATGTTTGCTCAGGGTAACCGTGTACCTGCAGCCTAATTAAGTAAGAAGACACCGCTAAATTAAACTACACTCCCTATTCCACTTAAAGGGAATAGGGAGTGTATTTAGAAAGGGAAATATTATGAGTCTAGATATGTTGCTAGCAGAAGATGATGTCTTCGAAAGTGAAGAATCTATTGACTGTGTAAGTGAAGAAGAATCTGAAGATTTTCAGCAGTTTGATAATCTTGACGATCTTGATGAAGAAAGTGATATTGATGATCTTCGTAAAGATGTTAAAGATAATTCAGTTGTTGAAGACGTAGAAGTAGAAACTACAGATAACTCAGTTGCTGAAGATTCAGATTTTGAGTGTGACGAATATTCACTATCCAGTCTAGAAGAATCTGTGTATTTTAGCGAAGCTAAAAAACCTAGTGATTCAGAGGACGATGAAGAAAGTGAAGACGATGAAAGTATTGACGATGATGAAGATTGTGATTAATCGTTAACATTTTATTGTCCATTGTCTTCTCCTTTTTGTAAAGAATAATTCCCTATACCTTCCCCAAGGTATAGGGAATTATATAATATTCTCCGCACATAAATAAAAATATATTAGAACATACTATCATATAATATATTTTTGGAGAGAGCCTATGAGAAAATATGAGTCTATAATTGGTAAACAATTTAATAGATTAACTGTATTATCTGAAGACAAACTTGTTGGTAAACAAAGATATTTCAATTGTAAATGTGAATGCGGTAATATTACCTCAGTCCGTATGTCTAGATTAAAAAATAAAAACAAGCCAGCTATATCTTGTGGTAAATGTAAAGATAGTATTATGGAAATAAAATTAGTTGGAAAGAAATTTGGGATGTTAACCATATTATCTCTTGATTTCAATAGTCCTATGAGTGGGATTAGAGGTGGTCCACCGAGAAGAGTTATTTGTAAATGTGAATGTGGAACAATAAAATCAATACCGTTATATTATTTAAAAGATACAAAATCTCCCACATTATCATGTGGATGTTATAGAGATTTTATAAAAACTAGTCATGGAATGAGTAAAACACGTATATATAGTATTTGGCAGGGAATGAGAGATAGATGTAATAATCCAAAAAATGTTTCATATCCTAATTATGGTGGTAGAGGTATATCATATTTAGATAAGTGGGAAGATTTTGAAGAGTTCTATAGAGATATGGGTGATCCTCCAACTGATAAACATGAACTTGATAGAATTGATAATGATAAACATTATACAAAGAAAAACTGCCGATGGTCTACTCATAAAGAACAGCAGAATAATAAACGTAATAGTCATTTTATTGAATTTAATGGAAAGAAACAAACTCTTACTCAGTGGTCAGAAGAAACTGGTATAAAAAAGGAAACATTACGATATCGGTTATATAATAATTGGCCACTGGAAAAGGCTCTTTCATGATAGATCATCTTACCAAAAATGTATCTTTTTTAAAGATGCACAGATATCTTAAAGAAAAAGGTATTAAAAATAATAAATTCTTTCTAAAGCTAAATGACCCTGATCTGTTAGGAGTAGATCCTCACTCTCCAGATCTAACTAAAATACAAAAAGCAAAGATTCTAAAAGAAATTATAGGTAATCCATGGTATTTTTATAGATCCGTTATAATGATTCCCGTCCCAGGTGGTAACAAAGCCTTTGAATTGCATCGTGGTAACTTAGCTATGCTATGGGCAATGCATATGAATATTAAATCATGTGTACTATTGCCACGACAGAACTATAAGACTATTTCTACAATATGCGGTCTTCTATGGATATACTACTTTGGAACCACTAACAGTCAGATGATCTTTAGTAATAAAGAGCTAAAAGACTCAAGACTTAACCTTAAACGATTTAAAGATATTAAAAATCTTCTTCCAAAGTATCTAGTTCATGAAGATAAATTGGATAAAGATAATATTGACTCTGTGGAACATAAGAAAAGAGGAAATGCTGTAGGAATTCTATCTGCTCCTAGAGACGAAGACCAAGCCGATAGGATGGGAAGGGGTATGACCGTTCCCATTGTATGGTATGACGAATTTGCATTCTTAAAATATAACTCTGTAGTATATGCCTCAGCTGCACCTGCACAAGGTCAAGCATCTATAGAAGCTGCAAATAATAAAAGACCATACTTTACTACAGTTACTACTACGCCTAAATACTATTGGGCCGTCTGGATGAGAGTTCAGATGATAATCTCTTTAATTGCTGGAACATCCCTATGGGAAAATCAGCAGCGAAAATTCTACTACTAACATATCATTAACAAAATTGATGTGGAGGTAGTTATGAGAAAAACTCATGAAACATTTGTATCTGAAGTATTTCAATTACGTGGTAACGAATATAAGGTTATTAGTAAATACACTACTAATCGAAATAAAATTCGTATGCTACATAATAAGTGCGGTATGGAATACGAAGTTGCACCTACTAATTTTCTAGGCTCTCCAAAGAAGAAAGGTATAGAATGCCCATTTTGTACAGGTGGAGGTTCAGGTGCAGATAGACAACGAATGTCTGAATGGTTTAAGATTAAGGTAAAGAATAAAGTAGGAACAGCATACACAGTTATAGAAGAATATAAAGGTACTCATAAACCAATTGATATTCTTCATAATGATTGTAACAGAATTACTAAAGTTAGCCCAACTAATTTCTTAAAGAATACAGCTTATACAAGGTGTGTTCATTGCCAAAGAGAAGAAAATATCTCCCAAGGTGAGAAGATAATTAAAGATTGGTTGGAAACTAACGATGCTGATTTTACCTTTCAATGGTTTTGTCCAGAATTAAATAAAGAACAAAAAAATCATCGATATTCATTTGATTTTAGAGTGGAGCTGAATGATGGTTCTTTTGCACTTATAGAGTATAATGGTGAATTGCACTATAGACTATGGCGAGGAAATAGTGAATCTGCTGTTAAAAAATTAGAAAATACTCAAAAAAGTGATATTCTTAAAAAGGAATATTGTCAAGATAATAATATACCTTTTCTGGTTATTCCATATACAAATCTTTATCAAATATCAACTATTCTAGATAAGTTTTTCCAAGAATGACGTTCAACGACTAGAGCGAAAGCTCGTACACTACAAGCTAATGGTAGTGGAAATGGGAGACATCCTAACTCTATGAGAAGGATGAAGATATAGTCTACTCTGCACGGTAACATGCAGCTGCTAGGAAATTGCTAGCGGGATAGAAGTTGCGACTCTATTCGAATACAAGGAATAATATTGACGTATTAACTGGTTTATATTGTAAGACTGAGATTATGGATAAAGCATGTCCATTTATCGAAGAGATGTATGATTGGAGTAGGGAAAAGGTTGTTACATACCTAGATAAAAACTCAGAAAATGACTTTGTATATATCGAATACTCTTATAAAGAATTAGGTAGAAGTGAAGCTTGGTTTAGGACGCAATGTCGTCAGTTGCTTGGAGATACGCTTAAAATCAAACGAGAAATACTTCTTGAATGGACTAAAGCCTCAGATACTTCTCCATTTACAGAAGATCAACTTCAGGCTATAGATGATAAACTACTAGAAGAGGTTGGAACTATAACATTAAGAGAATACTATACTCTCCATCTTATAGATTTCATAAAGAAAGATAAAGTATATCTAGTTGGTCTTGACCTTGCAGGTGGTCTTGATAGAGATGAATCAGCTATAGTTATCGTTGATCCAGATACTTCTCTACCAGTTGGTTTCTTTCATAATAATAAAATAGATACTGATGAACTATATCTATTAGCTCAAGAGCTTATTGAAAGCTACTTACCTAGATCAATTCTTATACCTGAAAGAAACTCTTATGGTTTACCATTCTGTCAACGATGGATGAAATCTAAATTAGAGAAAAATTTATTCTTTCATTCAAGAGAGAAAGCAGAAAAAAGAGTTGGTCAGGCAACATCTAAAACTAGACTTAAAGTATATGGTATCGATACTACTGCTAAGTCTCGTGATTTAATGATTGACATTCTTAAAAAGGATGTTGTAGAACATCCGGAGTTCTTCAGAATAAAGAAGCTATATGATCAAGTTCGCAATCTTGAGAGAACTAAGAATGGAAAGATAGAACACTCTTCACATAGTCATGACGATATTCTATTTGCATATTTAATGTGTAGATATGCCATGTGGTATCATATGGATATCTTAGGTAAATATTTCCTAAAGGTAAATATCCAGAGAAGAAATGTATCTCATATGGAAATAGTTGGATCTAATAATGAAAGAGCTGTAGAAAGTAGAGAATTATTAATGCAACCTATAATGCAACCAATTGAAAGTCCCTTAAGTACAATGACAGCTACAGGTGGACTTAAATTGGCAAAAAGATCTAACTTAATAAGCGTAATTAATTTAAATAATGATGATGGAGGAAGATAAATGTTATCTCAAGCTGGATTTGAAGATTTTGATGATACCAATCATCAGAATGAAGATTTTGATATGGATGAGCTAAATAATTTATCCGCAGGTATTATAGGTGCATCAGTCCTAGATCAATTAAGAGGGGATATTGAATTAACTAAATCCCCTACTAACTTTTTAGGTATATTAGATGATAGGATTAAATATCTATTACAGATTAATTATGGTAATGATGATGTTATTATTAAGATTAAATCTGCAGAATTAGAATTTTATACTAATATAGCCATAGAAGTAGCAAAGCATTTAAGTGTTTCATTAGATGGTCTTGACCTTGAACCAACAATACCATCTATTTATAAGAGAAAAATTAAATCATTGTATAATTTTCTAATTATATATCGATTTAATAATCTTATGAGTGTGTATTATACATATATACTAAACCATAGGAAAGATATTGCTAAAGAACTCAGACCTTATACTGATAAAAAGGATATTACTGTAGGTAATATGCGTAAACAGATTAAGAATTTTGATGATATTTCTATACTATATAATTTATCTGAAATCATTGATCATCTAGCTGTAGATGATATGAAGATGGATGAATTTATTGATTTATTAACTACTGCTGATGGTGACTCGGTAGACACTTATCTTTCCGTTGAGTGTTTAACTGGATGCAGTATTCCTAAACCACTTGAGACTTATTCTTCATTTGTTACTAACAATGATGATTTAAGATCTTCATTGGAAAATGAACTATTATTCCACTTAAATTCTACATTTGAAAGGAAATGAAATGTCGGGGAGAACCTATCCAAGAAGTATAATGCAAGCAGCCATTGAGACTCATGGTAAGCAAACAGTGAATGATGCTATTAAAGATATTGCTATGGGTGAGATTAGCATCAAAGATCAAATTGATGAAAATTTTGACCCAAACAAGCCAGTAGTTGAATCATCTGAGATTAGAGTTATGGCTAAAGAAGCAATGGTAGATGGAATGGATACTGAAGCCAGTATCAAACTTAGAAAACTTGCAGATGAAATAGATAATGTTGATAGTCTAGACAATCTTATGGATAAATCGCTTATTCCAACTATTGATAAGTGGAAACAGTCTTTAAGTTCTCAAAATGAAATAATTGAAAAAGTACATAAAAAATTTAATAAGAACAGAAAATACACCTTTCTTATGATGGATACTTTTAGTAATATTAAGGAAGATTTAAATTCTGATTTTGATTTATTTAAGTCTGTAGTATATGCATATATGAATAAGAAAAGCTGTGAAGAATTATCGCAATTCCAACCAAAAATCATGTTTAAAATAAGAACTAGAGACGCTTCCCTCATTGAAAGAGCTAAAGAGGTAGTGAATTTCTACAGGGGATAAATATGGATTTCCTTAAAGAAGTAAATGGTTCAATTATTTGTAATACATCAGAAATAAATGTCTATATAGACAAAGATTATTTTGAGAATGGATTATCGGTTGAGATGGGTGATGGTATAAAAACGATAGGTCTTTTTTATATTGGAGTTAAATCATCACCAACATCTAATGAACAAATTCATCGTATAAATATACCTGCTTTCGTAAAGATAAACTTCCCAAATAGATTTGAATCATCTAATGTATTTGAAGGAAAAGACTTAGCACATTATGAATGTGCTAAGTTATCGCAGGGTGATGTATTTATTTATACGACAAATCATGTTCAAAGTATCGATTCATGTATTGCCTTTCTTAAAGCCTTCAATCTAGCTAAGATACCATCTGCAATACCATATGATGATCTTGTAAAGATGTATAAGGGTGCAGGTGAGTATAATGGTATTAACTTTGGTGTACCATCACTAATTGTCGAAATCATTATATCTGAATTATGTAGAAATAGTACAAATATAAATGAGCCATATCGTTTAGTAGCTGGAACTGGTAAGCAAGGTTCATATAAGATGATTCCAATCAAGAAGATAGCTGAAGTTAGTTCTGTTTTCAATGCTATAGCATTCGAGAACATGAATCAAGCTATTCAATCATCTGTAAAAATCACAAGAAGTGGTAAGACTCAAAAGGTTTCACCAGTTGAGAAAACCATTTTTTACTGATTAAAAAATGTATGAATCTATGCACTAAAAAGCCAACAAAGTATTGAACGATAGTAAACATTTAGCGGTGTCACTCTATCGAAATACAAATCTTTAAGAAAGGAAAAGAATTATGGAATATTTGCATCCATCAATTGCTACCCGTATCATTGATAACAGCATAATTTTTATGGCAGCTCAAGGGCTAACTAATCTTTATTCTGTTATTACTGCTGACAAGGGTAAGGACAACGTGGTACAATACATGACGTCCCCCACCGAATTCTTATTTGAATACGGTAATCCTAGCATCGGCAAGCACGGACAGCAGAATAACAACCTCTATCAGTGGTTAAACACCAGTGGTGGAGCCTATGTACTCCGTGTACTTCCTCCTGATGCCACCTACGCTAACCTTGTCTATGAATTGAATTACAAACTTGCAGCACCTGCCAATGGTGATAATACCAACAGTCATCTTTATTTTAAACCTGCATTTAACTCATTTGAATCTGCTAAGACACGAGATATGGTTGAAACTTATTTGACCACAAAATATGAGTTGACTAGTGAAGGCTTACCAGTAGTTGTTGGTAATAATAAAGTGAATCTATCTGCAGATACTGATGGCTTTACTGTTAAACGTATTGTTGCATTTTTACCTAAAGCTCGTGGTAAGTACTATGAAAATCTTGGTGTAAAAATGTCTGTTGTAGATAATTACGACAGTACGTATGACTTCCGTTTGTTCAATATTGAAGTAGTTGAGAAATTCCCAGGTGGTGGATATAGTACTGTTGAAGGTCCATATCTTGTATCATTTGCACCTGATGCTATTTCTCTTTCACAGGAGTCATTGTACATCAGCAACGTAATGTCAAAATACAGTAAGTATTTTGAAGCAGTTGTTAATCAGTCTGCTCTTGATGATATTGCTGCTGTAATTGATACCTTTAATGCTATGACTTTCCCAAGTCCTATAGCTGGAAAGAGTGTTTATTCTGATGTTAACCCTAACCTCATAGACATTCTTACAGGTACACACCTCAATAAGACTAATGGTGTACGTTATGTTAATGCATATAAAGCTGTACTTGATTGTGGTGAAGGTGTTGATGCTGATTTGAATAAAAATGAGCAGATCATCATTACTCTTGAGAACTCTGATGGACAGCAGGAAAAGTTTACTATCACTGCAGGTGCAACTTTAGCTACTGCAGAAGAAATTGCTATTGAAGTTAAAAAAGTAATCGATCCTAGCGTAAACTATGAGGCAACCGTTATTGGTGGTCGTGTAGCTATTACTAATATCGATTCTACTGAAACTTTTAAAGTAATTGGTTTGTCACTAGTTGTAGCTAATCCTTCACCTATAAGTAATCCTAATCAACTTATTGCAGCTGTTAAGATCACTAAAGCTATTCCACTTGTTTCCTTCTTGAATTCTTCAAGTTTGGAAGTTATAAGTGAATTGTCTGATCCTAATGATCCTAAGAGTCCTAAGAAATCTATGGATGATATTGCTGCAGAGTACATGATTGAACTTCCAGCTGGTAGTGAATTATTCAGTGGTGTACAGAGTCTTAATGATATTTCTTTCCTTCAGAATGGTTCTGATGGTAAGATCTTTACAAAAGCAGAGTTTGATTTACTTTCTCCTGCTGAAAAGACTGCTGCATTTACTAAAGATATGCTTCTTGCTCGTGGTTTTGGACAGGGTGGTTACATTGACCCTACCGTTACTAATAAGAAGGAAGTTGTTATTGATGTAGTTATGGACTCCAATTACAATGATTCTGTAAAAGGCGCTATAGTTACGTTCTGCAGTGAAATTCGTGGTGACTGTATTGCCATCATCGATACTAACTTCACTGCTACTCCTCAACAGGCACTTGATTGGAGGAAATTAAATCCTTTCTCTACATTCTATGCTTCAATCTTTACACAAGATTTTATTGTTGATGATGCATTCTCTGGTAGTGAGATTAAAGTTACATCTACTTACTTCCTTGCATCAAAAATTCCTAACATTGATGAGCAATACGGTTTACAGTATCCTTTCGTTGGTCCACGTAGGGGTACTATTTCTGGCTTTAAGAAAATGAGCTGGAATCCTACTGAGCCTCAAAAGGAATTGTTGTACAAGCGTCAGATCAACTATGTTGAGTCTGATATTAAACGTACTAAATTTGGTTCACAGTTAACGTCACAGACTGTTGTTTCTGCTCTATCTAACATCAATGCAGTACGTACTTTGTTGCGTATTAAACGTGATGTTGAGACTTTGGCTGAAGATTATCAATTTGAATTTGGTGATCCGCAGACTTATTCCAACTTCCAGTACAATCTTAATACGTACTTACAGCGTTGGGTTGCAAACCGTGCCTGTTCTATTATTAAAGGTCAGGTATATGCATCGGCTTATGACAAGCAGCAGAAAATTGCCCGTGTCCGTATTGACTTAACATTCAATTATGTCATTGAGAGAATTCTCATTGACCTAGTTGTGAATCGATAAGGGGGTAATATAAAATGGCCGATAATATGTTTACGCTTCAACCAGACTCCAATGAAGCCTATGGGGTTTCTGAGTTTGGTAATATGGAAGGTAATCCAGACTATTACAGAGGATGGTTTAACACTGTTCAACAGCACGTTGATCCACTTATCACTGGCTATGCATTTGTTAAGTGGTATGATCTTCCTACTTGGGTTACTGATTTCAACAGTCAGTTTACTAACTTAACTGAGAAAAACCTCAGAGCTTTTGACTTGCCTGGAGATATTGAGATTAATAAAATCTCAAGTCAGGCTGGTTTCTCTACTGAGGAGACTGAGTTTGCTGGCAGCATTGGTAAACCAACTGGCTTTCAGATGACTCATAAAGAGTTTTCAGGTAGTCCTATTCGTCATGCATATTCACATTGGGTTTCTGGCATTCGTGATCCTAAGACTGGTGTTGCAACTTACCCACTATTCTCAGGTCTTGAGTATGCTGCAGTCAACCATACTGGTAGCCTTTTGTATGTTATGACCCGTCCTGACGCTACAAACTTTGATAATGCAGCTATTATTGAATTTGCAGCTTACTTTACTAATGTTATGCCTACCAAGATTCCTCTTGGTCACTTGAACTTCTCTGCAGGTAGTAATGATGCACAGGAGATTCAGATGAGCTTCACAGGTATGATGCACTTTGGTCAGTCTGTCACTGCATTCGCTGCAGCTGAAATGCAGACTACTATTAAGGGTGTACACGGTAATTATCAGTACGATAATAACGTTGAATTCCGTTAAGATTAATAAAATTAGCTCTATACCTTATGGGTATAGAGCTAATTTTTAATTTATATCTTCATCATCAGATGACGGTGCATCTTCATCTGTTCCTGCATTTTCATCATCACCGCCACCACCTACATCCATTCCTTCAGCAGGTTGGTCTGCGGCTTCACCTTCTTTGTTATTTAGATCTTCAATAGCTTTCTTCTTAGTAGCCTCTTGATTAGCCTGAATGATAGATGCTTCGAATAGTTCTTTAAACTCTTCCCATTCAACACCTGGCATTAGCTTCTTAAGTGACTCAATCCTAAAGATTCTCTTAGCATTTGGATCGATATCTACATCACCTATCATAGCTGCAGTTATGAACTCTAAGATTGAGTTAACATTGTTAACCATATCATTCATAGATGCAGATAACAAAGTCATAGGCTTAGAGAACTTAACTTCCAACTTATCCAAGTCACCTTCTTCATATTCTTCAAGTGAAGAATATTCAGACTTATAAATCATTCTAACCATTTGAGTAAATTGCTCTGCAAAAACAGATTGCCATGATATAACTGATCGAACAAAACGTCCATTCATCATAGTAAGTGATCTTGCAAATTCAACTTCATCTGAATAGCCTAAGAATGCTGCAGGAATACCCATACCAGATATCATAGACCTTCTAAGATAATCTAAGAAGTCATTCTCAATAGATACATCCTGTCCAGGTAATGCATCAACTTCAATAGTCTTTTCACCATTCTGCATTGGAATATAAAGGTCATTAAATGTACCTACTGAGTTCAATGCAGATGTGATATCACCTAAGTCTGAAGTTTTGAATTCTTTAGACTTAATAGATTTAACGAATGATTGAATAGCTCCAGGTGTATCTTCATCTAAACCTGTTTCAATATAAAAGATTCGTTTCTCAGGTGCTCTTACCAATTTCTGCATAAGAGTAGATATTAAACTAGCTAGATATAGTTTTGCGGTAAATAATACTGGACTATATGCTGAACGACCATATATACTATCTCCTTCTGATCTAAAGTGAACCATTTTATCAGGAGGAATGTATGTTATACGTAGTTTCTGATCTTTATCGTAATTTGTTTTAAGAATACCATAAATAATATTCTTAAACTCAGGATTATCCTTAACAAACTTACGATCTATCTTACTAGCTACATTCTTACTAAAAATATTAGATATTAGTCTAAGTTTAGCACCTTTGATTTGGTCTGCAACAGGGTCAGGAGCACCAATATTTGTGGTGATCAGGTCTCTAAAACGGTTGTTACCTAGAGAGTGAGTAGTACCAAATTGTGTATTTGCCCCTATTTGATCAACATAGTAATACCCATAGTCAACGTTGTCCAGATTTAGCTTAATAACACGCTGTGGGTCAAGAATACGTAGAATAGAACCAGATAATTCAAATGTACCATCTTTAGTCTCTTTATCTTTAATCTCTTTTGCATCATTACCTGCTTCATATAATAATACAGAAGGGTCTCGTGACATTATAACTGATTCTTGAAAGAATATTTTAATCTCTTCAGCCCAATCTATATTATCTTCACTTTTCTTACCAGTATTGGTAATGTCTTCTATTTCTTTAAATTCATTCAACAGTACCTTATCATCATCACTAACACTGGCTTCTGTAAGAATATGGTTGGTATAGTACATTTCTTCATATTCTCTAGTTTCATCTCTGAATGCATTTTCCTCTTTTAGCATCTTACCTATTTCATCACCATAACCAAGAACGGCTACAAAGTTATCGCCTTTCTTCATAGTATTACGAATGATTTTAGGTTGGAGGCGTTCAAGTAGATATTTCTTTTTTATTTCAGTAAGTCTTTTAGCTACTTCATTCTTCTTTTGTTCAGTAGCAGTTACATTAGTATACTCAATGTTAAATGAAGTTTTTGTAAAGTCATCAGGAGATATGATATTATCAACGAATGTGTCCAATGCCATAGCCATCTGAGGAATTAAATCATAGATTTGATCAAAGCTATGATATAGTTGAACACGGTCTTTTTCACTATAAAAAATATCGTTTACAACACCAGTGTCAGCATTATCAACTAGATCATTTACATTAACTTTCCCTTTTCCTTTTATACTCTTTCTACCACCACCGCCTCCGCTCTTTAACATTTCTACTCGACTAAAGAACTCAGTGATATTATTTCCAGTCTCCCTCTTGTAAGCAGAGGAAATCTTACTCATAGTATCTCTTACTTTGTCGTATAGATCATTATCGGCTTTAGCTGAAGTTCCAAACATTAATTCTGAGTTAGCATCTTGTAGATCTTTTATTGTTTGAATTTCTTTTTTATCAGACATAGTGATCCCCTAGTTTACATTCATATATCTCTTACATGCAGATGACAAGCTTATTATATAGCTTTTCAAGAAGTCCATCATCCCAATAATATCGCTTATAATTGGTCCAACGTTTATAATTAAATCATTGTTGCTATACAATCCAGACTTCAATGCAATCCAATAAACGAATAATAATGATGACAGTTTACTTCTAGTTGATGTCGAATAATCAATATCGATAAATTTTTCTATTAAACTATCTATATCTGACTTAGTTAGTATATCATTATTGAATGAGATAATCCCTCTTATTTGCTTCACATTTTCGATGGTATTATTATATGGGTAGTACCCATTAAATATATTCTCCGTGAATGAATAATCTCTAGCTAATAATGATGGTATATCATTAATCTTAATGATTAATTTATATAGTTCGTTATTATTAATTCCTTCAACGATTCCTCTACCAAGAAATATATCAGAGTATAATTTTTTTGCAAATAACTTAGCATTAGCATCAGTTACATCATTGAAAACATCTACTGAGTTATCTGGAAAGATACTTGGTAGATCTATTTTTTCATCAACAGGAATATTTGTTCCATTATACAATGGTTCAATTAGAGATTTAAAATCAGTATCAATCTTAGTTTCATTATCATAGTATAATCCACTAGACATTGATGCATATTCAGCAGTAAAGGCGTTAGTTAATAAATCAGACCACTTAATATATTTAAATGAATTATTAGCTGCTGTATACTCCATAATATATTTATCTAGCTGAAGAGTTTCTGTACAATATTGATTTATATCAAATGTAACTTCTGCAGCAGTATCACTACTGTTGTATACAAATGTAAGTTCTCTATCTCTTTGATCTAAAAAGTTCACGACTTCATAGTCATTTATAATAGGAAGAGACATCAATTCATCAATACCAATTACGCCATCACATAGATTATCAATACATCTCTGATAATTTTCTGGCAGCATATTCATTAGTCTCAGAAAGACACTCTTGTTATACTTATTTAGATTTATATTAAAGAAGTTACGAAGCACTTGTTCATCTTTCATAATTTCACCTATACTAAAGATAATTTTGTTATTGAATATGCTGATTCTGTGATTATACTTACATTAGCCATAAATTTCTTAAAATTATCCATTTCTGTAGTAGTTGGTTTAAAGTATTCAGATATTCTTAAATCATACATATATGGCATGAGATATTTATTTATGAAGTATGTATGATAACTTGTTGCAAAATCATTTACATTAAACTCAAATGTAGAATTTTTCAATGATGTAATATAATTCTTTATTTTATTCTGAACTGTATCAGTTGTCACATCATTAGTAACTGCAGTTATCATTGAGTTGATAGCCCTACTAATTAAAGACTGGGACGTACACTCTAAGTCATATAAACGGAATACTCTATTTTTATAGCTAACTGATCTTAAAGCAAATCCATATACTCCACTCGCTTCTAATAATGTGAAATCACTATATGGTTTTTCCATAAAAATAGGTTCAGTATACAACTTAATTACTTCATCATATATTTTATCGATTATTACACTATTACAGTCTTCTTTAGAAGTTGATAGCTGATCCATAAAGTAACTACCATCTCCATCTTGATTAAAGAAATTAGATAATGCTGATCTAACATCTACTTCAGCTAATGCATAAGATCCATTATATGTTTTAGTCATAAATGGATTTACAATCCAGTTTTCACGTCCAGCTAATATAAGTGAATAATACTCCTTAAATGGAATAAACTTTTTAGATCTGAAGTCAGGAATACTACTATATACTTTACCACTAATGATATTTAATTCAAATAGATTCTTAAGATCAGTATATCTTTGTAGATAATCATTATCACTATTATCTATTAATATTTCAACTGAGACAGCATTTAAATCTGGTAAGGCATATAGTTCATCCATTGTAATATAATGATCTTTTAATGCACTAATAGTCTTAGTGAAAAGATCAGTGCCTAATATCGATAGTCTACTTATGATTGCATAATCTCTACTGTTTTCAGTTAGTTCTAAGCCTTCAATATAACTTAAAACTTCTTCGGATGTTAAAAGTGTCATGACTTACTCCATTTTACTTGATAACTTAGCTGCTTCCAGTAGTCTAGCATTTTCTAACTGAACTTGTTTGTTATCAGATATACGTGTTATAGTTGTTATTTCAGGTTCTACCAATACATCATCTATTATACTAATAAATTTGAGTCCTGTAACTTTTTCATATTCAGAAATTACTTCTAGTCTTTTATTGCTTTCTTTAGCAAAATCTCTATACTGGATATTATCAACAATTTTATCAGCTAACAATGATTCTAATGCCTTTTTCTGTTTAACTCCAGACATCTTATATTTTTTTCTATTACTTCTTTTGATAATTGGAATTAAATCAGCTAGTACTATTCTATCAAATAGTAGCTCATCCATGATAGGACGATATACTTCGTAAGGCATTGATAAAAGACTATATACAGCAGATATATTTTCTTGAGTTATTGGAAGTTTGTCTATCCTATCTCTTAGTTCTACATAATCCATAAGTCACCTATAAAAAGAGAAGAGAGGATAGATCCCCTCTTCTCCTATATTAGAAGTCGATAGCTATAAAGCTCTGTTTGGATGAATACGACTTAGATTCGCATTCTATTTCACACAATAGTTTGTTATCCAAAATATCATATAGAGTTATGTGGTGCTTAGCATCTTCTTCAGGTTTTACAAAAAGTTTTTGAGCAAGTCTAAGCTTCCAGTGTTTACTAGTAGTACCATATTCATTAACAAGAATATGTTTTTTAGTAAGAATTACATCTGCAAATTCGGATTGACCACATTCTTCATAGAACCCATCTATATCTCTATATTCGCAAAGTATTTCACCATTATCTTTCAAGTTATTATACATCGTTTCAATTCTTCGTATATTTTTCAAATACGACTTATCAGTAAGCGATGTATATAATGGATATTTTTCACCGTGTATAACTAGATTTTCATCAAAGCTAATACCAGTCAATGGTTCTTCTTTCTTATTCTTAAAGACTTGAAATAACTCATCACTATTTACAGATACAATTTTAGTATCTAAACCTTTATGAAAGTCAATTAGTGTATATGAATAACATTCATCTGGAAGAATATATGCTTTTCCTCCAAATGCATACCACATCTTATTATTAAATAATAATTTTTTAGCTAGTTGATTCATATTATTTAAATTTTTAAGATGATCCTTAAATGTAATGACCTTTTCTTTTTTAGCCATTTTTTCCACCCATAACATTCTCGCTATCTAATAAATCAATTATTTTTTGTTCAGAAGGGTCTTCACACCAAAAGGCATTTTTCAGCTTAAATATTTCTTTCTCTAAACGGACAATGCGATTAGAAGCGCATAACACTGTTCTAATACATTTAGCACTTCCATCTTTCATAATAATACTTATTGATCCGCAGTTATACTTTACTGAATGGGTATATTTATTACCCCCTATTGTAAGGGGGCTTTTCCTGATTTCTAATAGCTCAGATTTACATGATGGGCATATATCCATTACACAACCTCCAATAGTTCTTGTAAGTCTGGTAAATTAAAATATTTTTTACCAGTAGCAATAAAATCTTTAGCTTGAATAGAATCAATAATTTTAGGTATTTCATCATTGAGTTTATTCTCTAATTTTAGTTGACTTTTATTATTATATACATATACATCCTCAAACTGTTCAACTAAGAAAGCCTTACCAATCTGAGTAAATGAATCAATATTAAAACCTTGAATAATACTTGGATAGAGAGATGCAAGGTCAAGGTCACAAGTCTTTTCAAATATCTTATTTGATTTGATACCTAAGACTGGAATGCCTGTATGTGCAAGAAGTTTAGGATTAGCAACAAATGCACCACGAAACTTTTTCTTTGCATCATCTTTATCTTCATCTTCTTTAGATTTCCATTCATCACTACCATAATCCTGATTACGATTATTAGATAGCACGTATCCTTGGTCTCTAAAGAATCTATCAGCCATATTACGAAGACATATTGTCTTTGTCATAGCTTTGTTCATACGAGTTTCAGTCATCAAACTCAACTGATAAATAAGATCAGTATCACCAATCTTCTTTTCAATCAAGTAACATCCAATAACGTCCATCGCATTATATTCCATAAACTTTAAGAAGTTAGAGTATGGAAATTTCTTCATATCATCAACAACTTCATCCTTACTCATACTAAGTTCTTCAGTAAGTACTGCATCTAACATGTATGAGTCTTTTTTCTGCATTGACTTACGAATAACTGCATACTGAATCATTTGGTCAAGAAATATTACATCTGAAGTAATCTGTAACTGATCTTTCTTTTCAGATATATCTTTCGCTCTAGTATCAGTATAGTAATATACCTGTTTATAATCTACTTCTTTTGGACACATTATAAGAGCAGGAATACCGCCTAGAATCTTTATTCTATTTATAACAGTTTGACCGTCAAATGAAAGGTTCCATGCATGAAGTATATCTGGTTTACATCTTTCATTAAGAAGCTTAAAGAATGCTTTAATAAGGTCTAATTCTTTATCAAAGAACTCAATTTCTATCTCTAGATTTGGACACTCATTTTTAAACTTCTTTTGAATAGTTTTAGTATACTTTTCAATTTGAGTATCTTCAAATATCCCAATCAATGTATTCTTTGGATTCCTCAGAACGAATTGATATAATATATTCTCTTGTTGATCATAATATCCTATAAGGTTGATAGGACTAGGTGCTTCTTCAGCAATAGGAAAACCTGGTATATTGGATGAGTCAACCTCGATATCCCAAAAACCTTTAGTAAGAGATGCAGTTAGATCAACTTCAGACTTATATTTAGATAGATATCTACTTATAGTGTGATCACTAATATCCACATCTGAACCATGTAGAATTGGATCAAGGTGTAACTGTTTCAACTTACCAAAGTGTTTCTCTTGCAGACATGCCTCATAAAAGTCCATCTCACCAAGATATTTAGCTATCTCACGCATATACTCCCAATACTTACAGGTGACAGGAAATGTATCTTCAATAGGTACAAATAACGGTGGTGGATCCAAATACTGGTCTACTTTATTCTGTTTAGTGACTCTAAAAGTTATAGTAGGATCAGCTATGAATCTCATTCTCTTTTCACCATCGATTTTTTCAACTATATATAAACCTGTATGTTTCAGAGGTAATTTATTTCCATCTGAATCTTTACCGCCTCTTACTGTTAAAACATTGATCAACTGACGAACTGGCATGTGTTCTCCTTTTGTTCAGTATATACGATACTATGTTGTCTATATTTTTAAATTAAACATTTTATTATGTTATTCATTTTATGGTGTGAGAGAGAAAACTATGTCAGATGACAATCTTTTTGAAGAAATGTTAACTGCTATGGAAAGGGAAGGACAAGCTACTGAAGAACTGTATACTGAGTTAAAAGAGCATTATGATACTATAAAGCTTAATAGTCGTAGGATGCAGGGCAGCTTAACATTCCTTTCCAAACAAGCCGAAAATCTTATAGCTTTAAGACAGGCTAATCAACAAATTATTAAAGCAATGGTGGATATGAAACACAAACAGTTTGGTAATACTATGAAGACTAAGATGTTATCTGTTAAACAAGAAACGGCTGATGAAGATGGTATTCCATTTAAAGTTGTTAAATATCTTATAGATGCACTTAAAGTAGACTCTAATAATATAATGAGTATAGAGGGTGAATTAGTCAATAACCCTATTACTGATGATGATAGATTATTAGAAGGTAGATTAAGTGAATTGTCTGATGAAGAGACAACTGAAGACAGCATCATTCCAGCTGAAATTGATGAATCTACTATTGAACTAGTATGTGATGAACTAGGTAGTTATCATATAGTTGCTAATGGATATATTATATGTGATGATGATTATGATCTACCTAAAGATTCACCTACCTATGATGTAGGTAAGCATGGGGAGTTGAGGGCTTTTAATTCTGATGGAAAAGAGATTAAAATAGTCAGGTCTGATTCATTAGTATTTAGAGAGCCTGAAGAGGATGGTGAAATAGATGAGGAAGATGATGACTGAAGGATCTCTCCCAGAATTCTTATGGAGGGGTAAAGCTGCAGATATTATAAAGAATACAAAAATAGTAACTAAAAATGAATTGATATCTTTTATGGAACCTGGAGATTTAATCTGCTCCAATACTCCTGATAGCAAGATAGTATCATACATGCATAATCTGTCTGGAATGTCAACTAAGATGGCTATGGGTATTCCTTACTCTTCAATTAAATTAGTTGCAACTGACGGTATGTTAATAGGTTATGGTCTTAGGAAATCTCTTCCAACTAATGTAGGTCTTGATAAGACAACTATTAGTGGATATGTTAATAAAGCTAGAGAGATTATTCTATTAAAACCAAAAGTACCCAAAGAAGATAGACTCGATGTTATTAAATGGATGGAAGAAAGATTAGGAGTTCCATTTAATGTGAATATGCTTAATAGATCATTATTAGCTAGAGTAGTAAATAGCAAACCCAGTGATGATAAAGTGAAAGCTAGATTAAGTGAGAAAGTATCACTTTTCTGTTCTAACATAATTGCATATGCATTCTTATCCACAGGTCATAGATTAGTTGTGAATCCAGAGAATGCTTGGCCTGTAGATTTTATAGAATCAAACAATATTACACCAATAAGTCGAATACATCAATAGGAGGGATTATGAACAAAGTAGCTCAATATGTAATAGATCGTCTTAAAGAACCATCTTCATGGCGTGGTCTTATTATGGTAGGTACATCTACTGCAAGTATGTGTGGTGCAAAATACGATCTATCCACAGATCAAATTGTAGCAATTATTACTACTGGTGTATTCGTATCTGGTATGGTAGGTAGTTTAATTCCAGATAAAATGAAAGCATCAGGTAAAGGTGTGATTGAAACTGTAACTGACAGTATCAAAGCAGTTGGTGATTCAGATGACGCAGTTAGAGATAATTCTGTAGGTATTAAAGTAATTGAAGTATTTGATAAAAAGTAGTTACCGTATTCAGTGGATTTTTTATTTAATATTATTTATATAGAATAAATAAAAATCCATTGGAGGAATTATGCAAATCAAAGACCTTGCTGGCCGTAAAAATGTTGTAAAAATGGTTAAATATATATGTCATAAGTGTGGTGTAGGTGGTCTCTTTCCCAAGGTTAAGAAAGTTGTGACCTGTAGTTATTGTGGTCACGCATCTTAACCATCTGTTTCAAATACATTATGCTCTATTCCAATTAAGGAATAGGGCATATTTTTTTTTTAATCCTTACCATATAATGCTTCTTCTACGGACCATCCTCTTTTTAGACGACCACGAATAGTGCTACGATGTATACCTACTTCTTCTCCCCACATAGCTAATGATTGAATTTTTCCATTATACTCAATATTATGATTGTTAGATCTATTATTTTGCTGTTCTTTCATTGTAGACCATTTACAGTTCCTCTTTGTATAATGACCATTACTTTCTATTCTATCTAATGTATGTTTATCTGTAGGTGGATCACCCATATCCTTATAGAATTCTATAAAATTTTCCCATCTAACTGCATAAGATACACCTTTTCCACCATAATTAGGATTATTAGAGTTACATCTATCTTTCATCATAACCCAAATATGATAAATACGAGTACCCTCCATTCCATGTTTTGTATTGGCTTTAGATAACATTTCTTTTCCATAGCATCCACATGATTGTGTTCGTCCAAGATTTAAACGACTTCCATCTACTTCTTTAGTATTTCCGCAATCACATTGACACATATAATGCCAATGTAAATTTTTTAATATAGTGGGATTTAATACTATTAATCTCCCAAATCTTCTACCAATCATTTTACTATGGGTTCTAATGTTTCTTGCTGTATTTTCTTCTTTAATTCTTTCTTTATTAAAGCAACCACATGATGATGTTTTACCGGATCTAAGACGAGTTCCATTATATTCTGATTCATTTCCATTACAACTACATCTACATTTATAATACAATTCCCCATATCTGTTATTAGCTTGTTTTAAAACAGTTAACCTTCCAAATACTTTTCCAATCATATTTATTTTTGCCATATTGTACCCTCCTAATAAACTGTTACTCAAGAGGAAGTTAGTTCCCCATACTAAAAAGTATGGGGAACTAACATAAGATTAATGCATAGGGGAATGTCTACGTGTAAGATATACACGAACTTGTGCCTTGGCCTTCTGTCCATACTTGCGTTGTATCGCAGCACGGAAGCTTTTCATTTTAAGATAGTGGAACAACATTTTAGAATAGAGAGGATCTCCACCCTGTTTTGCAATCAAGTTAGCTGCACGAGCAACCATACGCTTGATCTTAAGTTCTTTCTTGACTTTGTACTTACCAGTGATCATGCTACCTTCACCAAGCATTTCAAGGCTTTTGCAAGCGATGTCATGTGCCTGATCAAGAATTGCAAGACTCTCACTGGTGAATTCAAATTCCTCATTAGCATTAGCTTCATCATTCAGAAACATGTGTATCTCCTTTACCTATTGTTTTTATGAGACCTATATTGTCTCGGTGCGCAACACAGTGCGTCTAATAGATTGTTATAGTTTATAATGAATTGTTTATATTATACCCTTAAAATATTTGACAACAGATTATCACTATTCGAAAAGGAGTAATATATGGACTTTATTAATGAGTGGGCTAATCAAGCAGCAGAACAGATTGCAATTATAAAAGGTATTCCGTATGATCAAAAACTTATAAATAAAATACTAAAAGTTGGTAAGGCTCAGCTTCAGACAAAAGAGATGATTATCCATAATAATCTTACTCAGGTAGTCGAAGAAGGTACTACTGAAGATCTTTTAGATTATTATTTGGGTGATGATAAACCTCTTATGACTGGATATGGAGTTCTTTATCAACAACATGAAGGTTCTCTCAACCTTCCAGCTAAGATGTTAGCTTATTTAGGTTCAGAACGAAAAGTAGTAAAAAAGAAAATGTTTGAACATGTAAACGACGTTGATAAAGGCATATATAATGCTTACGATACCAAACAAAAGGTTATTAAAGTTCTAGCCAATAGCTTCTATGGTGTTATGGGTCAAAAGAGTTTTATCTTTCATAATGAGTATAATGGTCCAGCAATTACATATACTGCATATCAGATCATTACTAACTCAATGTTATCTATTGAAGCGTTTATGGCTAATAATGTTAGATTTAAAAACTTTGATCAGATTATTCAATTTATTACTAATAGTTTAAAAACTACTCCTAGAACTCCTATTGAACAGATAATAGGTAGTAAAAAAGTTTTTAAATGCCCTAATATAATTGAGTATTTAGTTAGTATGTCTGATTTTGATCTAACAGAAAAAGAGATAGATCTTCTAAATACCGCAGTTGGTGGATTAGTTCATGAAGAGATTTGGTTGTTATACTTTAAAAGGAATTTATTTGAATTTCTAAAACAGCCTAAAATAATTGATATGCTAGGTGATTGTTTAGATGGAGATTTTGTCAATCCAGATGAACCACCTGAAGCAGTTAAACCTACAATAGATGCACTCTATGAATTGTTAGTAGACTATGTATCATATGACTATTTATATGAAGATCGTTTTGAACGCTCACATGAGTTAGTTAGACAAGTTATCCTTGTAGTTGATACCGATTCTAACTTTATTTCACTAATGCCATTCTATGATTTCATGGCTGATCAATTTGATCTAGGTGACAAAGATGACAAAGAAGCATATATACCTGTGTGTAATATTATTACTCATATATTGAGTAGATATATCCATCGTACCCTCCATCTATTTGCAAATAATATGAACCTCACAAAAGACAATCAGAAATTTCTTGCGATGAAATCAGAGTTTCTTTTTTCAAGAGTTCTTCTTACTAATAATAAGAAACAGTATGCTGCAAATATTGTGGCTACTGAAGGTAATGTTCTTGATAAACCAAAGCTTGAATTGAAGGGTATTTCCATAAAAAAGACAGGTCTTAATAAAGCTACACGTACATATTTTACTAAAATACTTGAAGATATGATGCTCAATGCTAAAGAGATCGATATTCCTGCCATATTGAGGAAATATTGGGAGTACGAGCGTGCTATTGTGAAGGGGCTTACTGAAGACCTTTCTACACAATTTTGTACACCTGGCAAGTACTCTAGCATAGATTCGTATAAGAACTATGCGCAGATGGATGTTGTTCGTGGTACAATGCTGTGGAATTATATGAATGAAAGTAGACCTATTGGAAATCACAGTAAGATAAATAAAATTAAACTTAGAAGTATGACTAAAGATGAATTGAAAGAAGCTATGAAAGATTTTCCTGAAGATTTAGAAGCATTATTAGAGCTTATGGAAAAAGATGAAGTATTTAAAAAATATGGATTAGATATTTTAGCTCTACCAAAAGATTTAGAGACAATTCCAGATTGGGTTAGACCTCTTATGGATGTTAGTACTATGGCTAGTGATATTATGAGAAATGCAATAGTTCTTCTTGAAAGTTTAGGAGTACAATTACTCACTATTAGAAGTAAGAACTACTATAGTAATATTCTTCAGATGTAAATAATCTCGCATATACCTATATGGTATATGCGAGATTAATCTAGACTTAATGTATACTCTTCCATAGCACTGTATAGCTCTTTACTAATTGCCCTACCTACAAATTGATCTTTCATTATTTGTAGAGCTTCTTCAGGAGTGTGTCCTTTTCTATACGGCCTATCAGCAATTAGAGCAGAGTAAACATCTGCAGTATTAATGATTCTAGTGTTTCGACCTATTTGATCGCCTTCTATACCCCTAGGGTATCCTCTACCATCTAGTCTCTCATGATGATCCCTAATATTACTTAGGATTACTTCATTAGAAATAGTCTCTTTTATATAATCATACCCAAAAACCGTATGATCCTTCATTATATCGTACTCTTTATCAGTTAAACTCTCAGGCTTATTTATAATCTCGTCAGGTATAAATATTTTACCTATATCGTGTAGTATTGCTCCTGTACCTAAGTCAGATAATTCATCGTGATCTAAATTATACATTCGATGAGCAAGTACTAGTGATAAGGTTACAACATGTATGGCATGAGCATACTCATATCCATTATGAACAATGATTTTACTGATTTCTTTAAATACATTAGGATTATTAAGACATGATGTTATTATACTATCTACCAATGTCCTACACCTATCTATATTACTACTGACTGCAATTGGGTTATTATAAATTTCAGATATATAGTTTGTAGATACTGTAAATAAAGCATCTATTTTCTTTGTAACTGAATAATTCTTATTTGCAACTATATTCTCTAAAACTTCTTCCGTCTGACGGGTAAAAACTTCCATATCACCATATCTTAAATATATGAACTCAGTACTAGATCTATTTAATCTCTCAATATCTCTTCTAGTAAATAATTCCCCTGCCGGTTTGTATAAGATATAATTATCTCTATTCTTTATAAAGACTGGGAAGTTTAAAGGAAAATCATCAATAAATGATGATACAAGGATACTTTTATATAAATTATCCCTACTCACATTTAGCTCCTAGACTGTTATTTAATATCAATAGGATGTTCATTAAATATTTGGGAGATCTGCATATACCTATATGGTATATGCAGATTTTTACTCATGCACTAGCTAATTTGGCTTCAAGCAGCTTAATATCTTTATCTAGATCTTTTCTTTTTTCACGTTGTTTTTGGAGAGCAGATATAATTTTAGCTTTAGCAATTGGATCAAATTTTTCTTCTCTGGCTTTCATAATACCTAGTATCTGGATGATAGTTTGTATTAATCGTGCAATAATACCAACTGCACATGTAGCTGATATTAGTGCAAAGAGTATAGTTACACCAGTTATAACCATTCCAGCAAGAGCAAGTACTGCAGTATCTTTAGCACCAGTCTTAGCTGCAAGCTTGGCATTATTCATCCATGCTTCAGCTTTTGTTTCTATGGCACTTTTACCTTCAGTTAAGAAATGAACTCCTTCATTCTGAATCCAGGTACCTTTAGGACTTTTATGGAATTTAGTTTTAACTGCAGACCAAGCTGTAGCATGACATACTTGTTCTCTTGTAGCATGACCTACAAGTTTTTTAGGATCTGAATTAGCTTCAAAGCATTCATTGAATGCAGCTACATAAATTTCTTGTGCATGGTCAGGAAGTATTTCTCGTATAGTACGAGATAACTCAGTAGTATTTTTATATGGCATATTAGTTCCTCAACTTTTAGCAGATTTAGCTTTAGTTCTACATTTTGCAGCCAAACTCTTTATTTCAGATATACCTTTTTTGACATTAGCTTTTCTTTGAGCATCTTTGTTTGGATTATTTTTAGATACTCTTCCCACTAATATTAAAATGCTCTTGCCATAAATTCATCAAGCTTTTTAATAGTAGATTGCTCAAGGAACAAACGTGCAGTAGTCTGTCCATGTTTAATTGAAGCCATCTTACCATCATAACCTATCTTAGCCTCATCTAGACCGCAATTTAAGAAAGTTTCTGCAGCTTCATGCATAACACCTTCTCTAGACAAGAATTCACGTAAATTAGACTCAGTAAGAGCAATCTGGATGTCCTCATTATTAGAAGTAATCATAGCTGATTCAATAACATTTTCCATATAAGCAGGTACGTGTGATGGATGAAGAACCCAATCCCAAGTAAGAGCTTTCATTGGATTAGAAATAACTTGCTTACCAGATTCAGTCTTGATAGGAGCCATACCACGGAAAGAGAATGCAACTTTACATCCTTGCTCAACAAGACCTTTCATATCACGACCAATACGGGTGTTGGCAGTTTCAACAACACCTTTCATAAGATTCCTGTCAAACTTAAGGTCTGTTATGATGTGTGATGCACGGGACATATCAATAGTCATCTGACGTTCAATAGACTGATCTAAAGGATGTCCACACTCACCAAGAAGTGATTTAGTTTTAAGACGTTCTACGATATAAGGAGCTTTAATCGCTTCCTGAAGGATTTTTGTTGGATAGATGCGTCTATTCCTATTCTCAACATCTCCCTCTTGAAGAATACAGTTCATTCGTACATACTGTTTTGTAGATTGAATGATTTCAGGTTTAGACTCTACTCCAGCTTCCGTTAAGATATAACCGAGTGTTTTACTCATTTTATTATCCTTTCCTATGAAAATTATCCTATGAAAATTATGAAAAAAAATTAAGGGTTACTAATAAAATGTTAGACTTAAGATGATATTAGTGGGAGTATCTCAATTAAGAGATACTCCCACGTAGATTTGTTAGATTATTTAACAACAGCTACATTAGAAGCCTGTTGTCCTTTCTGTCCTTGAACAATATCAAGAGTTACCTTATCGTTCTCTTTAAGAGTTTTAAAACCATCACCTGCGATTGCGGAAAAATGGACGAATACGTCATCTTTACCCTCAACTGAGATGAAACCAAAACCTTTTGCCTCATTAAACCACTTAACTGTTCCTTGTGCCATTGCTTTTTCCTTTTCTTACTTTCTTGATATATCAGAGAACTATGCTCTGAAATTGTATTCTGATTATTTGTTACCATTTTTTAGAGTAAAAAGTGGCTTACGCCTTGTTAGTGCGTCTATCATAACATTAATATGTGTTTATAAATTCTGTCGCCTTGCCCATTCAGCAATAAGAATTGCCTCAGCTATACCATCATGTTTTACACGACCCTTTGGAGGGATAAGGTTAACTGTAGGAAATATCTTCTCACATAGTACAATTGCATTATTTTTATCAGAATTTAGATGCATTGTTTTCTTCCATGTTTGAGGAGCTACATCATGATATGGTATCTCCATCCAATATGCAGACGTTTCAAATATACCAAAATGATTACCATATCCAAATGCAGATTTTATACCCTGTTTAGGCATTGTCTGAGCACGTTCAGAGATAATACACATTCCTCCAAGACATTTCTCATACCATAGATGCAGTTTGCTAATTATGTCCTTTTTTCCATCAGGCATTTTACAATACTCAATAAGCATTCTATCATCACCTAATAAACATAATCCACCTTTCTGACCTGGATCAACACCTAAATATAGCATTATTTACTCCTATATATTTCTAAAAGACAATCTTTCTCTCCACCAGCCATAACATCGCATGCTTCATTCCAAATGTGTCCTTTATGCCCACGCACCCAACTAAAATATACATCTAAATAACTACCGTAGCTTAATACATTAGATGCATTGCTTAGTTTAACAAGTTTTTTCCACAGATCTATATTAGCTGTTGATTGCCCTTGGTTGTTCTTCCAACCACGCTTTAACCAACCTCTCATATACTCTGTAGCACCACGTATGACATATTGTGAATCAGATACAACTGTAACCTTAGTGCCTTCTTCATATAATTCTTTTACTTTTGATAGACCACTTATAACGCCTAACAACTCCATACGAGAGATTGATGTTGACATCTCCCCTCCAGAACCACGCTGTACTTCTTCACCTGATTCAGTTATAACAAAACCCCAACCCCCAATGCATGGGTGGTTGGGGTCTTTTTGACCGTTATTCCATGTGCTACCATCAGTATAGAGAAATACACCGTCATCTGGGTTCAATTTAGAATAATCAAGATACTTTATTCTATCTGAAAACCCTTTCTCCATATATTACCTCTATTCTGCAGGAGTTGCTGCAGCTTTTTCCTGTGCTTGAGATAAGATGTATTGATGAGCCATTCTATTGGCTGTGGTCTGCATATTTCTGCAACAATCCGTCATCATCTGAATGTACTGAAACGGGTCATTCGAAAACATTCCAGTATAAGCACATACAAGACCGGAAAGTTTACCAGAGACTTCAGTCACATTGGTAAGATTAGTAGTTGGCGAGAGAGTAACTAATACTGCATGAAGAAATTCATCATTAGGTGCAATTGCAGCTAACAAATCTTCATTCTTTTTCATAATTTCTTCATGTGTAAGTTCAACTTCTTCTACTGGTTGTACTAGAGGAGCTTCTTCATTTTCTACAATGATTGCATCTTCTACTTGGTTTTCCATGGTTTCTCTTCCTTTTCATTTGAATTATAGTACCATTATTCTGGTTTTGATCTTATCTTTCGTATGCCCAAAATCATCCTCAATCTTATTATAAGCTATGTTAAATTTAAATGATGGATATTTGGCTTTGAGCTTTTGAAAGAATCTTTCTTTAACATCATTATCAGAATAAATGGTTACATCCTGCTTGAGGAATCCTAATTTTACTATGTTGTTTATTATACCACCAAATCCCTTACCCTGACATGCTGAATAAATTACATTACCAGTTTTAGGTTTCTCACAGTGATGAATTGCACCTAATAGACTTATAATACCTTCAGCCATTACTACACTAATTGATGGATTTAGTAAATCTACTTCAGTTGCAATTCTATAGGTTCTATCTGAAACTGCATTAGGGAATATCTGATAATCAATATATCTTTGATATTTACCTGATACATCACGAAATGTTATAAAAGAACCATCTGCAGATAAGAAGCCGAGATAATTGCGGTGGATATCGTCAACATCTTGTTCATGATAACTTAACTTGTCAATTTTATTAAACTTTAGAAATTCCTTAAAGTTTGTAATAATCCTAAGTCTTGGAACGTCGTCTTCAGTAAATTGAACTCCTATCCTATCATTTAGATACTGTAGCTTACGCATACCATATCCATATCTAGGGATAGTAGTTAAAGGTTGTCCATTCGTGAGCCTAAGTTTTTTAATCTTAAGCCCACGCATGAACTTTTTCTCATTATTATTAGCAAATTCAATTCCATCCAGATCATAGATTTTATTATCTCGAAGGAACTTGACAGTCATAGCAGATCCAGCTATATCGCATATTTTACAATGCCATGCATACGGCTCTTTTTTAGAGATGTATAAATGTGCATGCGAAGAGTCCCTTGAATCACCACAACTTTTACACCTAATTTGAAATTCTGTATGATTTTCATAGAAAACACTACATGTACGTCTAAGTAGATCTCCTAAATCATTCATCTAACTCACCATATGAATAAACCTAAGTACTTCGTCAGATATAGATGATATATTGTAGCTCATTGGGAGATACTCATCTTCATCATCTACTCTTGGAAGTCTATCAAATTTATTTTTCTCAAGCGTTGCAATGAATTTGATAACAATAGTGCTGTCTGCGAGACGTTGCCCTATAAAACTAAACTTACTGTGTATCTTTTTGTAGCTAGTACTCCTAATAAGTTCAGATATAAATTTCTTACTAGATAATGTTTCTCTGGCAATAATTTCACTATCTTTAGGAATACCAGTTAAGTAATCAGCTAGAATAGGAAGATCATGCTTATAGAGTAACTTTTCAGCAATCATTAACAGTTTTATATACTGAATTTTAGTTGCTGAATTTAAAGCCTCTTGTCTTCCCATCTCTCGTTGATATATGAGAGTTAGAATTCTTTTCTGTAAATCATTAATCTTGATACGATTCAGATAGTAACTCAACTCCTCTGGACATATATCATAATCCAGTTCCCGAATATACTTTCGGATGATGGATTCGATATTTGCATCGTTTATCACCTTCAAGCCTTCATCATGCTGATAGGCTTGCTCAATCCTTTCAAAAGGATTGCTTCCCTCATCAGAGTCTATATCAATTGTATTGATTGGACGATATTGGATAGGGAAGTTTTGTGTAAACAAATACATAAGCTGATTCTTTAAAGTAGTATGAATATATGATACTATACCTCTATTATGAGCTAATTTTGGAAGTGTATCACATATTGTCTTTCTATAAAGAATACGAATAAATACATCTGGTGTTATACCTAAATTCTTTAGATAAGACCAAATGATTTTATCTGAATAGTTAGTTGCAACTACTCTAGACTCCGCTAATTTGAATAGTTTATTCTCTAAATTCATATGACTAGGAGTAAATTTACGTAGCACTCTAAGGAATGAGCTAAAGATGAAACTATTTGTTGGATTCTCTGAGATTGGATCTGCTGCTTTAACAAGACTAAATCTCAATTCACAAAAATCCATTATGATAGGGATAATCAGTTTTGCTGCAAAGGATGCTTTAATTACTGCTTTAGTGTGCTCTGGCTTGAATTGTAGTTCTACATTTTTAATCTTGTCATCACTGAGAGATGGTGGTTCATAGTAGATTTCCTCTATATTATCAGAGATAATCTTAACGACTTCATCATCGATAAGTCTATCTATAGCCTGATAAAACTGCTCTAGAGTTATTTCTACCTCTTCATCACTATCAGTATCCTCTCTATATTCGGCAAATGCGTCCATATTGAGAATACCAATTATTGCAAACTTCATTTTTAGATAATTATAAACAAACGTTTCTGATCTACCACCAACATACGATATTGCTTCAGCAATTCTATCAGACATATTCCGATAGGTTTTTTTCTTGTTGAGTGGAAAATTATTAAAGTTTGTTCCCCCAGTATAACCCTTCGACATATATTTATCAAAGTGTATGATTATACCGTCCTTCTCAGATGTAGTAACAAGTAAATCCTTTGCCATTGTTCCTCCTGTTTCTTATTTTCTTCTATTAGCTCTCTTCTTTGCCTCAGCCTCCTTTATTTTGAGTTGTTTTACCTTCTCTTTTTCTTTCTCTTTTTTCTTGTTTTTAACAATCTTTTCTTTAGCTTTGTTATACTCTACCATCTTCTCATCGAATGTTTTGATGGATTTGAAAAGTGCCTTCCAATTGACTTTTCCGTCAATATGTTTTGTTATCTCATTTTTAGACGTTAAATTATATTCCTTCATACTTAATGCAGCGAATGTAATACTTTTTTCAAAACCCCATGTCATAGAAGGATTTCTTACATCGGGTGGATCTAACAACGCTTGTTTTGGAAGCTTACCGATAAGTTTATCTACTAACCATTTATCTCTTTCAAGTACATAACAATACGTGTATACGAAATTTGGAGAGTTTGAAAAGAAACGAATACCATACTCACTTATACTCTTACTTTGTTTAGCCTCATTATTTAATGGTGTAAATACTAATACAACATCATAATATATATTATATTCTTCAGATGGAATAGAAAATGAAAAGATATAATCGTCTTTCTCAGTATATACTGAAAGTTCCATTGGCATTTTAAGAAAAGCTTTAGCTGCCCTAGTTCTCATATTCTCAATTATTTCATCACGCCTTGCTATATGTGCAGAACCTCTACCTGCAGGATTGGTTAAAAGTTGTTTATAATTAATTAAATCTTTCATCTTCTTCCTCCAAGTGGAACAGATAAAGCTTCTTCTACAGTCCATCCTGCATATATTCTGTTTCTTACAATACTAGGATCCATATTATTAAGTCTAGCTAGTTTAGTAATAGGCGCAGTAATTCCGTTATAAGTTTCAATTCTATTATTTCTTTTATTTAAAGCTTGTTCAGAATAATTAGCCCATGTACAATTATCTTTAGAATATGGTTTATTATTTTTAACTCGTTCTAAAGTTGCATCTTCTGTTGGAGGATTACCCATATCTTCATAGAATTTTTCAAAAGAATTCCATGAAGTATCATACTTTATACCACGACCACCATATCGTGCATATGCGCTGTTTTTCGGATTGTCACATCTTTGTCTCATACTAGACCATATACTGTAAATTCTTGTTTTTGTCATACTATGTGTTGTAGCAATATTTGCCATAGTTTCAGATCTGAAACATCCACATGACTTTGTATGATTAGATTTAAGTTTTCCACCTTGTACAATACAATTATTTCCACATTTACAAAGACAATTCCAAAATTTATGCTTACTATCAGAGTGTGAAAATGATGTCACTACCAATTTATTAAATTTTTGTCCTACTAAGTCATATCTATTACGAGTTAATGTACATCCACATGATAATGCAGGTGTATCTTTATGAGTTAATCTAATTGTAGGAAAATTTTTTATATTTCCACATTCACATTTACATTTATATATAGCATTATTACCAATTGTACCTTCTCTAGATACCACTATAAGTTTTCCAAACTGTCTTCCAATCATTTTAGAATCATTAGATTTTCCCATTTACTCCCCCTAACTATAATTTTATAAGTACAATTATATGTTAGGGGGAGTAGTTAATAATACTAAGTTATAATATGTATAGTTATTTTGAGTTCATTTCCATATCAATCAAACCAACTGATACGAATTGACCTGAAGTTATCAGTAGACCAATAATAGAGAATGTTGAACGTACAATCTCATAATCTGTTTCTGCAGAGTTGATAATTTCAGTATTAGGGAACTCTTCAAATTCCATTGTCCTAGCATTGAATATAGTCTTCCAATCATTACAACAAGCACGTACAATTAAATCAATAGCCTGAGCAGAGTCAGTACCAGTAAGAATACTTGGATGCTTTGCAATAACTTTATCATGTGCAGATTTATTATCAATAAAAGAAAGTACTTTACAGAATACTTCTTTAAATGCATCTGCTACAGCATCAATAAGACGATATACTTCCATAGTAGTGAGGAATGTCTTATCAAAGATTTCATTAGCTAAAACATTTCTAAACTCTTGTTCAGATAGGATCTTAGGGATAATAAGATTTCCACCCATTACAATACCAAACTTGAGTGCTGATTGACATGCAAATACTGCATCTTCTACAAGAAATTTTTTCGTTTCAATTTCTTGAGGAGTCTCACCACCAACCTTAATAACTACCATACCATCAGATAGTGATGCAAGACGATTCTTTAATACTACTACATTAGTATCACGTTCAATATGATCTTCTATTTGGAGAAGCTTTTCTAATTCTCCACGTATAGAATCTATCTTAGCTGTGATATCTTCCTGACTACCTTTACCACCAAGAAATTTAGTGACTAAATCAGTACCTTTAATTGCAGAGCACTGACCTAAACGATCAAGAGGGAATTCTCTAAGAGATTCACCTGCAATCTTATTGTAGTAAGCACAACCAATATAGATTGAAAGATCTTCAAATTTAGCAAACGCTTCAGGTGATTCAGTAGCCATATCGATTGCAGCAATTGGCATAGACATGTTCTTAACTTTATTAACATGTAAGAATTCTCTAAAGTTTGAATCATAACCTTTAGCTACTAATAGTAAAGATGCTCCCATACCACAAATCTTCTGTATGAGATCACCAACTATTGTCATATCTTCTCCACCTAAAGTACCATTAGTCATAAAAATGAATACATTTTCATGCTCACATTTAATGCCAGTCTCAGTTGCAGAAGTAGCAAAATACGGATTAATGATACCACGGTTAACTTCAATACCACTAGTTCTTTCATAGTATGTATTAGAAGTTGAGCCTGATTCTACAGTAATAGAACAATCTCTACCAACTTCAGTAAAGATTTCATGTATCATATCAGCTAATTTAGCATCACTATTAGTTGAAATATATGCAACATTCTTAAGGTGATTAGTATCTTCTAAAGAAATAGCACGCTTGAGAATTTCTTCTCTAAGCATATCAGACATGATGTTAAGTCCATCAACAACATCTTTAGGAGATAATTCATTACCTGCTGCAGTTACGGCTTTATAAATCTCATTAGATGCAACGACTGCCGAGGTCGATCCATCACCAACACTACGTACTAGACGAAAGCTAATACGTTTAAGAAGATCAAGAATAGTTCTAGGGAATGGATGCTTGAAGAAAATTTTACGAAGAACTGAATAACCATCCTTAGTTGCAAAATGCTGAAGATTATGATCTTGTACAATTGCATGTTTTCCATATGGTCCGAGAGTACTACCTACTGCACCTGCAATGTAATCTAGGGTTTCACCCATCAATTTCTTACATTCAACATCATTAATAACATTTGACGAAAATACATTTTCCATAGTTCTCTCCATAAAATAAAATGTGGTAATTTACTGTTACATAAAATTAAAATCTGAATCTGCATACCATCTAAGGTATGCAGATTCAGGTCTATTTTTTCTTAGCTTTTAAAGCCTCTGCATCAAGTGCTTTTTCTCTAGCTCTAGCTTTAGCTTCAAGCAAACGCTGTTTAGCACTAGCTAGTTCAGATATAAGCCATAAGTCACTTTTCAGAATATCTTCTAATGCCAATTGACCCTCAAAAAGTTCGAGGACATTGACAATAAAGTCTGATGTCTCTCGCCTAAAGCGAGCCGAAGTGACGATTATGCTTTCTCCATTAGTTTGCTGAAAAGCAAGTTTTCACAATCAATATTGATTGCCTCAATTTCATTAGCACAAGCTGCACAAACCATCTTTGGAAGCTGATAGTTTACTTCAAATTTCTTAGCACGCTCATTGATTTCTTCATTCAAACGATCACCATCAGTTGGTGACAATCTAGATACAATTCTAAGCATTTCATTACGATCTGTAACAGGGAAGAATATTGCTCTTCCTTCATTTTCTAATTTCTCACTATCTGGAATGAATAGTTGTTTAATGAACAACATCATACCAATGATATTAGAAATATCAGCAATGAATTTAGGATTGAATGCTTTAAGAAGAATAAGATGATCTGAAAGACTAGGAGTACAAATATCTACTACAATATTAGATGTTGGTAGAAGTACTCTTGAAGTAGTATGTACCATTGAGTTACTAGCTACATCTTCAGGATTAGATGATTTAGAAATAGAATCTAAATATCCAAATGCAGTTTCATCTTTAATCTGCTGAAGAAGATGAGCACCAATTTTTGCATCAATTTTATTTTCACATTTACCACAGGTGATATCAAAATCAGATTCTCCAGGGTATGTTTGAGCGTAGAGACCATACAGAAGAGTTTCTAAGTCATGATATGAAGTCATCTTCAACCACTCATCAAACTTAGGTTTAGGAATATTCATTTCAATAATATGATCATATATTGAACGATACAGCTTTCTACGGCTTTCAAAAGGACTCTCTACCGAGTTAAGAATCCTAATTTTATCTTCAAGACAAAGTGAAGAAATCTTAGCAACATATGCTGATTGAGGGCATACAATCATAAATGTTGATTTGTTGTTAAGAATCTTTTCAATAATACCACTTCTACCCATAGCAGATGTAGTATTGATCTGAAGATTAGTTAAATCAATATTTGGATTACCTTTAAGAATAACTTTTGTTTCATGTTTCTTTTCTTCAACTACAGGTTCTTCTTCTGGACTTTCAAATGATACCTCTTCAATTTTAGGTACTTCTGAGAAAGCATCTTCAATAGACTGATCAACTACTGGTTCAGGTAAAGTTTCAACTACAGGTTCTACCATTGGTTCAGCAACAACTGCAGCTGCGGCTTGTCTTAATGCTGCTGGAATTTGAAAACGACTTGGATCTTGAGCTTCTACGACATTGTTTTCTTCACTCATTTCTCTCTCCATTAATGAATTAAAATTTCCGAGGTAACTCTCGAAGTAGATGTATCTTTCTTAAGCACTATACCAATAAACTTTTCATCAGTCTGACTACCCAATTCAAATGCAACAATTATAGAATTTGTTATATTCTCATTATATGTATTCATATTTTCAACAATAGTGTTTTTAATGTACTGACTACTTGCAGGTACCCATTTACTTACTTGCTCACTAATTTTTGATCTTAAATCAGATAGTGTAGCATCGTCTAAAAATTCAAAATCATATTTTTGAACTCCTATACCTAGCGAGTAGTTATTAGGATAAGTTCCAGGCTCAGTTAGTAATAATGTTTGTAGACGAAGAGCTAAAGCTCTCACACCAGTTTCATTATTAACTATATTAAAATCTGTATTAATCTCATATGTTGGCTCTATTGCTAATGGCGAATCTGACATATTATCCTCCGTTTCAATATATTTGTTAATATTGTTTTATTTAGGTAATAGTCCCAAAGATCTATTAGTTACTGCTCTTTTACCAAAAAGTGATATTGCCTTTTTGTCATATAAAATTGCTAATTTTAGAGGATCATTTCCTTGCGCTATATGAATGGTTTTACCTTCATAAATCATATTTGACATAAATTTAGAACCATTTGGTTTGTTAACTCTAAAAACGCCTTTATATCCAGTAACTCTTACTTTGTTATTAGCTTCAGTTATTTTAGCAGCTCTCATATTACAATTAAGATGACTAAATTCTATATTGCTTAAATCAAAATACATTTCTTTCGGATTAGGTGCATTCATCCAATCAATAATGTGATCTATTGATAGATCTGTAATTGTCAGTTCTTCCCCACATCTATAACATTTTGTATAATTTAAAGCACTAAGCATATTATATATATCATAATAATTTTTTGAAGTTTTTTTATTATTTGCTTGCAGATTTTTTTCTCTCACTTCATCAATTTTTTTAAGAGCTTTATTAATTCTTTTAGTAATTGAACTAATTCTTGTTGTATCAGTAAATTGTCTACATACATTCTCTAAATTTTTTAATATAAACAATTCAGGATGTATAAATTCTACTTCCTTATTTTCCTCTTCAAGTTTATTAATAAGTGCATTTTTAATATCTCTTATTAAAATATATCTGGCTTTTCCATAAGACATTCCTAGTTTTTCTTTTTTAAGATCTTCATATTTTTCTCTATAATTCATAATTCCCCCTAATTTCAGTTAATTAACTATTTGTTATAAAAGTCAATTAAACTAGAATTAGAAAGAATTTTATTGAAACATATAATTGTATAAAGTCACATTATAGCAAGGGGTATTGATCTCATGAACAATTACAAGTGCCCTATCTGCTCTAGGGGATACATAAACACTGATGGATTATTTCACCATGTAGATAAAGATCATCACGATTCTCTACAGGGAATGACAAGTAAACAATACTGTTTCAATCGTAAGTATAAAATTTCAGGTAGAAATGGTAAAAGCGTTATATCTAAAAAGCCTACTCCTTGGAATGAAGAATTAGGTAGATATGAACGTTTTGCTAACGATGCTGAAAGACAAGAATATCGTAAGATATTTCTTGAACGTATGCAGAAAACTTATGGAAAAGATACTCTATTAAATGATCCTGATGTACAAAAGAAGATGTTAGCTAATAGAAAGATATCTGGAATATACAAATTTCGTAATGGTAAAGAAGTAACTTATACTGGTGATTATGAAAGACATTTCTTAGAAGTAATGGATACTTTATTAGAATGGTCACCTGATGACTTATTTGTACCTGCACCACAAGTTATCGATTATCATAATCCACGCACAGGTAAGATGAGTTTTTATATACCAGATGCGTATATTTCATCACTCAATATGATAATTGAAATAAAATCTGAAGAAAATAAACACTATAGAGAAAGAGACCTTGATATTGAAAAAGCTAAAGATGCTGCAACTATTAAGAAGGGATATAGGTTTGTCAAAATATTTGATAAACAGTATCATGAATTATTAAATGCAGTTATTGAGGCAAGAAATAGTCAATGGTCTAATGGAGATATTTATGATTAGTGAATTCTTAGAAAAGAATGGATTACGTAGTACTGTATTAGAAGCAAATGAAATGAGTACTGTTGAAAAACATATTGCTGAGAAAAACGCTCTTAATAAGAAACATAAAAATGAAGTAGATTCAATTATAGAAAAGTACAATCATAAAGATGCAGATGAGTATAAAATGCATCGTGAACTTTCACCAGTACATGAAAAACATAATAAAGAAATTGAAGAAATGGGAATACGACATAAAAAAGAAAGGGGTCTATAATGAGTAACATTCAAAACCTTAGTAAAAGATGTATCGAGTATGCTGAAAAGGGTTTATTCGGTATGCTTGCAGAACATCTTAAAGTTGAAAAGAGTAGTATAGAATCTGATCTATCAGCTCTTAATGAAACTGTAACGGATACTGTTAAACGTGACAAAGCATATCAGGTTGTAACTGAAAATATTTGCACGCTAGCTAATATTGCAGATATTCCTAGCTTGAAACGCCATCGTTTAGCATCAAATGCAACTGCTGCTCTTCGTGAAACAGTTATGCTTTTGATTGAAAGTCAGGCTAAACTGAGTGAAAAAGAAGTTGCTGGCGATATTCTTAATGAATCATTCAGTATGGAAAATTGTTTATTTCTAAATGAAGCTAATCCATATATTACTCATTTTAAAAATGAAATTAAAATTCATCCTAAAGCTAAAGGTTCTATGAAGAATCTTACTCATGATGAACGCAAACAGTTCTTTAAAGATGTAGCCGTTAAATGGCATGCAAAAAAGAAAGAAGCTGCAGGTAAAGAAGCAACTGATCGTCAAATAAAAATTGATAATCATAAAAAAGAAGACTTAAATATATCTGAAGGTTCACATGATATAGCTATGGCTGCACTAAATAAAAGAATTGAAACATTAGAAGACCAAGCAGATGGTTTAGATGTTAAAGGTAATCCAGAATCAAAAAAGAAAGCATCACAAATTAGAGAAAAAATTAAAGAATTAAAGGAAGATGTATCTATTCTTAATGAAAAAACTAAAGGTAATCTTGAAGCTCTTAAGAAAAGTGGAAAGATGAAGACCTTTGAAAAAGGTACAGACAAAGTTGTAGATAAAGATAAAGATAAAAAAGATGATGAAAAAGATTGAGTGAAATAGATATGTGACTGGTACGTTACATACTGAAATAGGGTAATAAAAATAGGCTTACCCCTCATAAGGGTAAGCCTATTCTCTATGTTAACTGCGCTTGTTTATTAAATGGTCTTACAACTGTTTTGAGAAAATAATCTACTCTCTTTAAATATTTTTGTGGATCACGATTTATTCTTACATTACGTGGTCCAGCATTATAACATAGTAATGCAGATTTTCTTCTCTTTTCCTTGTTTTTAACAGAAGCATAATTTTGGTGAAGTATCTCAAAATAGTATGCTCCCATTCGGACTGCAAAGTCCGAGTCAGTTAGAAGACGTTTCTTCAGTTGGGCATCTGTATAAGTACCTAGCTCTGGATGTGCAGCTAATACGGCTCTACAGGCAGGGAGTTGTGTTTGCATCTCTCCTAATGATGCTCCTCCGTCTCCAACTTTATCAAGCAATCCTGCGTGTGTTTCAGCAAGTGCGATAGCTTGAGTATCTTCAGGGTGGCCCGTTTCCTTGCCCACTGAATGGGCTAAACGTAGAATTTTAGTTTGTTCATGAGTCAAACCTAATTCATGGCCTGCAAGTTCAACCTTCCCATTGGGCGGTGATACTGTCCCTGTACATCGCTGTAGGTCAATGACCACAGCTGGTTTGATTGAAGCACCAGCAATAATTATTGTTAAACTGATAATTAATGATGATACAACAACCGCCAGTAGTGCTTTAGTCACCTTTTTGATAACAGGTACTTCAGCAACAGTGTGTCGGTTCATATCTTACACTCCTTTGTTGTGTTGACTCTTGCAGTATCCATCTTTTTTGGACACTACAAAAATCATGCCTCCTTTCGTATTTACTAGGCGTGCTTTGTTGGATTTGCTACGCCAGATATAAAATCGTTCTTTATTATTTGTTAATTAAATTTATTTGAAAAGGATGCTAAAAATGGGAATCTTACAGACTGTCGTTGAGAAATTACGTATTGCTGCACCCACGATTAAACGTTCACCAAAATGGCCTACTGTACGTGCAGCTCATATTAAGAAACATGGTAAATGTGCAGCATGCGGTTCCACTAAAACTTTAGAAGTTCATCATATTGAGCCATTCCATCTTAATCCTGATTTAGAGTTAGATCCTAAAAATCTAATTACTTTATGTGAAAGTACATCAAATGGAGTAATCTGTCATTTATTCATTGGTCACAGCGGTGATTACAAAGCTTATAATCCAGAAGTATTAGTTGATGCTAAAATTGCTCTTGATCGTATTACTCATCGTCCATACGATAAGAAGTAGACAATGTATTCCTCTTTTTATTTGAAATTATATACAACATAGTAATATGTCTTTCAAATAATAGTTCGTAAAGAGGAAATGATATGAGCTTTCAAGCGGTTTTTAATTATTCCAAACCAAAGTATTCAGTATTGAATGATCTTATTGGTGGATGGATGCCATCAGTAGATATAGTTCGTATATTTTTTGATATAGATGCATTTACTGCAGTTCTGTTTAATCCAAGAAATGTTGATTTTATGAGAGAATTAATGTCTGAAAGAAAAATGTATGCTGCATCTGAGATAATCAATATTGCAGCACACTATAGACACTATTTCTGGTCGAGGTATAATGTACCTACTGATATTATAATGAATTATACCTTAGAACCTATTGATAGTGGCGAAGAGGGATATCTAAAGCAGCATTATGACAAGAGGTTAGGTATCACACCTGAATATAAAAGATTGTCAAATTACACATCAGGATGTGTCAGGCTAGCTAGTAAGATATGTGAGTTCATACCTAACGTCCACGTTATTAATACTAAGACGATGGATCCACATACACTACCTAATGTTGTAATGAATCAAATTACTCCAGGTGATGACTCATCAATGAACTTAGTAGTATCTAATAAGAAACATATGATAATGTATGGTCTCAATCATAACTGCGCAGTAATGACTTATCGTGGAGATAATACTCAGATAGTTACTAGTGATAATATGAATGAAACCGTTAGCTCTAAGTATAATATTGGAGTTCCACCTCATTTTTATCCTATAATTATTGCTATATCTGGTGATGTTACGGTAGGTATGAAGCCAGTAAGAGCACGATATAGTGCTATTAAATCAATGAAAATGATTAAAAAGATGTTAGAAGATAAGGTAATAACTAAAAATACGTATGATATAGATTCATTTTTAGACAGAGTAGATGTATTTACTAGTGAAGAAAAAGAAAGAATTGCTAAGCGATTTGAATATATAAATATTCGTAAATCAGCATCACAGTTAGATCTAGCAAATATAGAATCTCAAATTATCAATAAATATGATTGGGATTCTTTACTTAGTCTGAATGCTAGATACTTTGAAGAATACCCTATAAACTTAGAGTATACTGTTGATGGTGAAAAATATGAGTGAGGTAATATATGGCTGGATTAGGACTGGATATAGGTAGTCTTACCAAGAGTACAGGTTTATCTGTACCTAATCTTGGAAGTGTCAATAGTTTAAAGGATTCGATGCCTAATCAGGTATCACTAAATAGTATACCTAAACCTAGTCTGCTAGGTGGATCTAGTCTAACTAATACTAATTCTAGTTTACCTATTACCCCTCCAACTATCGGAGGGGCAACAAATTTATCAGGAGGAACGGCTGCATTTTTCAAAGCAGATACTCCTACTACTGCTCCTGAATCAGTAGCTAAGAGTATAGGTACTGTACCTGAAGAAGTAGGTCCACCTACACTTACTCAAAGTACAACTATAGTTGCTCCTACAACTGATAATCCAACTACAGGTGCTCCTAAAGGAGCAGACACTGCAAGTGGTAAAGAGTCTGAAGTAGATGTAAATTATGAGAATTATGTTTATAAATTAGAAATTGGAATATACTACGATGCAGAAGACGAGCTACAGGACTTATCAACAAATGTACTAGCATGTAACTTGATCAATAATTATGATGTAAATGTTATGCCATTCTTTGAATTAGAAATGATGCTTAGTAAAAACGTATATAATGATTTACTAAAGTTTTATACTGAAGCAACTGCAGTATTAAGACTAACTATGTTTAGATCTAATAGAGGTAATGAACCTGATATCCTTCCAGAAAATATTATTGAACCTATGTCATGTAGTATAATTGACTTACAGGGTCAACCAATGCCTGGTGGAATTGATACATTAACTGATGATCAACCAAACATACCAGTAGTTATGTATCTATTCTTAGAAGAACATTTGAGAGTTACTAAATCAATCATAAACCGAATATTTACTAACTGTACTATGGAAAGTGTAGTAAGTCAAATTAATACAGAGAATAGTACCATTCCAGTATTAATGGTAAAGCCTAATATAGAAAAGAAATATGAACAAGTAGTAATCCCTCCAATGACTATACGTAGAGTTATGGACTACCTACAAATGAAGTATGGTATATATAAAGATGGTTTAAGATTCTTCTTTGGCTTTCATTATTTATATATTATGAGTAGGTCTCAATCTGCATCTCCTCAAGATGATTATAAAGAGGTTATTATAGAGTCCGTATCAGGCATAAATAATAATTTACTTGAAGCAGATGGATCATATACTGATGATGAGGCTGAAGTACATAAGATTAGAACCTCCTTTGTACCTATATTTAAACTAGAACATAACTTATGTCATCTGACTGATGGTGAGAAAATGTTAGTAGGTGGATCCTCTCAGACTGCCCACTCAACAGCTCAGTGTGATGCTGTTCAAGGTATGGAGAAACCATTAGATGCTAAGAAGTCTAAAGAAAGAGCCGTATGGGATAAATCTAGTAATGAATTTGCAACTCATGAGTATGCTAAAAAATCTCAGGAAGATTCAGATAAAGTTACAATACAGATGGCTCTTATAAACATGTTTCTACTAACTCCAGACAAAGTATATCGTATAAAATTTGCTGATAGAAAACTTAAAAAACATGACGGAACATACAGAATTTCTAATAGTGGATATAGACTATCTAGAAGAGCTGGAGATGTATATATGGTAGGTAATTCTTTATCAGAATTTCTTCTTATAGAAAGAGATGAAGTTCTTAAAAATGAAGATAAACCATTTCTAGTAAATATACCTTCAGTAACAACATCAAAACCAAGCATATTATAATAATACCCCTATACCTAAAGAGGTATAGGGGTATTACCCGTAAACGTTGAACTTTCATATATATATTATTTTAGTAAGAAGCAAACAAATCCAGTAGTATAAATAGAAAAGGAGAAACAAATCATGAGTGTATCCGAGAAAGCATCAAAAGCAGTTAAGGACGTGATCGTTGAGGAGGCTTCAGCTACATCGATCTTTCTGGCTTCCATCAAGGAAGCAGCTAAAGCTATCAACTTCGACAAAGTAATTGCTGATGTCAAAGCTGGTATGGAAAAATCTTGTGAGGCGTATACCACCCGCAACGAGAAGTATCTTGCTGAACTAAAGGAAAAAGCAGAAGAAAAGAAGGAAAAGAAAGAAGAGAAGAAAGACCTTTCTGAGTTGGAAGAGGAAATTGCTGAAATCGAGAAGGATATCGAAGAAGGCGAGGAAACTCTTGCTGAAGCTCGTATCCAGTTGAAGAAACTCCAGAAGAAGGCGGCTAAAACTAAAGCTAAAGCTGCTGAGAAGAAGTAAAAAATAAGCTATTACCCTCACAGGTAATAGCTTATTTTTTTTTTAGATTTTAGTAGTCGATACCGTCAAAAAGGCTACCGGACTCTTTTTTAGCAGAGGAAGAAGATTTAGACATACCTGCCTGAATGATACGCTTGTACTCATTTTTAGAAATAATAATGCAGCTACCAACTTCTTTGAAAACGATAGAAACAACATTCATTGCTTCTTTAACGGTTTCAGCTTCTTTCTTGTCGCCATTCTGCTCGGCAAGACGGATAGCAATACCTTTAAGACCATCAAATACTTTAGCAGCATCACGAGCGTGAGCAACGACTTTCATGAGGTCTTTGAAAGGTTGAATAGCATGCTGAGCGTTTACGCTAGCACCTTTCTTAACTTTACCAAGGCAAAGCTTCTTAACTGCTTCAGAAACACTTTCTTCATTCTTAGCGCCAATAGCCATAAGAACGATTTCTTTAGCGGAAGTGTTAGCCTTAACTTCAAATTTACTAGCAATACCCTGAAGAACAGTGGTTATACGCTGAACTTCTTTAGCAGTTGCACCATTAGCTACAGCTTCATGAACGTCAACTTTGACAGTACCAAAGTTAGAAGCTTCTTTCTCAACACGCTCAATCCATTTTTCGTCAGCGCCAACAAGACCAAGAATTTTAGTCCAGAGATTAGAGAAGAAGTTCTTAATTTTTGCCCACAATTTTTTGATGAAGGCAACAAATTTTGCCCACCACTCAGAAACGCCTTCAGTAAGAAGTTCAGCGTTTTCAGTGATGATTGCTTTATGCTCAATAGCCATCATTCTCTGGACCAAGTTGCCATAAGTTACGTTGGCTTCAACAAGGATCTCAGTAAGGGTTTCAACTGGAAGTCCAGCATTTTGTTCAACGCTCTCAACTAGAAACATAATTTTCTCCTTAAATTTTGGTAATACTTCAATTTTAATTATCTGAATTCCAAAGGAATTTCATTCTATCCTATCTACGGGCAAGTAGTCAGATGTACCTTGAAAATCAAATAATAATTGATCCAGAATCCGAGGACTGGGCGGTTCTCGCACTACTGGACACTTCAATATCTTGTTTCCTAGTGACGGATAAAGTTGAGCGATTTGCTAAGTCACTTTCAACAGCAAAAACTTCAGCAACATCTCTGAATCGTTTTGCTATAGCTTCTTGTTTTTTAGCAACATCCTTCTTATCTCTAGAAATACTTTGAGCATGCATCTCAATGTATTCAGCATATGATATAAACCAATTAGCTACATTTTTTCTAAAGTGTAAGAATAGGAAGATTATATCTCGCACATGAAGAACTAACCATATAATAAAAAAGGCTAGAACACCAATTGCAATAGGATCTTCTTTAAGCATTGTGGACTCTTTCTTAATAGTAGTCTTTAAGAAGTTATCCATTTTACCATTACGAATATTTTCAACAGTAGAAGATAAACCCGATAGTGCTACATCATCTTCCATATTAAATGTCTTCATTTTCATCTCATATTCACCACGAGGAGTCTTTACATAATCAACTCCACGTAGAATAAATGTAGCCGTTGCATGAAATACATTTAGTACTAATGACATATAAAGATTAGTAATTAAGTATGATCCGGACTCAAATCCGTAAGCAAAATACTGAGCACGAGACTGAAGGAATTCTATAAGAATTTGTAGTTCAGATAGTTTAGAAGATATCTGTTTACCAACTAATGAATTTAATTTATCAACACATAAAGATGCATCCATGAATTCTTTAATGTGAATTACATGACCTTTAGATGCTCTAATCTTTTTAATAACATCATCAGAAGCAAAGTCTTTACTTTCAGTGATAGATTTAAGTCTATCAAGAAGAAGATTAGCTGTAGAATCAGTATATTTATTTTGAGCAGATTCATTTAATCTTACAAACCATCTTTCATTTTCATTACCTGCAATTTTAGCATATTCTCTGATAGATTTCATTATCGACTACCTCCACTACCGACTAATGCAGAAAAAGTTTTCATCATATCTTTCTTAGTCAGATTGTTATTTTCACGTTCTTCTGAAGGTATTGTTGTACGATCAAATCTACCTGAGTTATCATCAAATACCCACATAGTTTCAGTTGCAGGATCAACTATGATAAATCCTAATAGATGAAACAGTTTAACCATACTCATAGCAACTGAAGATCTTTGTAGATCAATACCATAAGTTCTCTTAATTGTTTCTACTTCGCTCATTTCCATTATAAAGGTAGTAGTGGGAAGTAAATGATCTTGCTTAAGAGCCAATGCAGTAGTTGCATCTTTAGCATTAGCTCTAAGCTTCCAAAACCAAAAAGCAGTCTTTTGATCGTTAGAAACATCATTCTTTAGCTTGTCCATATTGAAAACAAAATCTTTCCAGAATGAAATTTCACCAGTTGTCCATTGTATAGCTCTAAAGATAAGACGATTATCTCTCATAGATACACCTACTTGAGATACCATTTCTTCAGTAGGAATAACATGTACAATAGTTTTAACAGCAACAAGAATAGTTGTTTCTTCTATTCTATCACCTGCTTTATAGTAGATCTGAACTGGAAGTGTTAATGGTGCAAGTTCACTCATCTTACGTTCAACTTGACCAACATTATATCCTTTAGATTTCTTTTTATCATTTAAACTCTGTTTAAATTTTTCAAAGTCTTTTGCATCTTGACCATACCTAGACTCTTGTGGTTGATTAGAGGAATGAGGTGCTGGAGCTTCGTTTAATCCAATTCCTAAACCATTATTTAATGGAGTGATATTTTCTAATACTAACTGGTCTCCATGATTTATCAAATATGAAATAACTTCTTCTCTGATATTGGGTGTAGATATTGAACCACGTACATGTTGATTAGTCCATCGAGTATCAGTTTCACCTTCATCACTTCTGTTGAGAGCAATACCCTTAAACATGTCAATAACTGACTGTTTATTCATACCTTGACTAACATCGACTAAATCCTCATTGCTAAGAATAATTCTGATTAAGTCAATAAGTTTACGTTCAATAGATCTAGATAATACAGCAATCTCATTTATACTAAGAGAACTAGATACAAAAAGTGGAAAATAACAGATAGTATCAGCTGCCCTTTGTGTAATAGATTTCATAGGTCGTTTACTAGGAAATATAGTCGATCTGAGAGCATGTAGACCATCCACTTCCACATTACCACTTTGACTAAGTCCACCTCTAATGAGGTCTAAAATCGCTCCAATACTCAT